ATATATTAATTTTATGATTAGTTTTTGCAATACTATCCTGGACATGTCATTAGTCCTTTGCAAAATTAAAATGCCCAGTTATACTGATTATGTAAAATCCAATACAACCTATAAATAAATAAAAAATTATATACATCGAGTCCGTTTTAATATATTTTTTTACTAGAAAATCGCTAATACCAAAAGAAAATATGTAAATAAAAAGCCATCCTAATTCGTTTAAATTATCCATTTCAATATATATATATATATACTTGAACATTTTTTTTCTATTATCTAATATTTATTACAAAACATTTCAAAAACATCACTATGGGTTAATGTATCACTAGTATCTTGTATTTTATTGTATTGAAATATTTTAATGTTTTCATTAAAACTATCTAATTTCATTTTTTCATTATTTGGAAAGCAATATTTCTTACAAGGTGAAAATTTTATAATAAATGTAGTATTTTTTTTATTTGTTTTAAAGTCGTATTCGTTTTTATAAACTTTAAATGTATAATGAATAAAATAGGGCAAATTAGTGCGGTCATAATTTTCAATCCATTTTTCATTATGATACCCAGAACAAGTATGTAATTTATCTTGTATATCATTCTCTTTAAATGTAATTCTTCTTCCCCTAAAATTTAATTGCTTAATTAAATTTGCAGTCGGGTGAATAGAGAAGTTCATATTTATTTTTGATATTATCATTAGATAATATAATAATATCAATTTTATAATTTATATTAAATAGAAACAGAAGCATTTGTATAATCTCTTACCTTATAATTGTATTCAATTAGTACTTTTTTTTTAGTTTCAAATGATTTTTCACACGCCTTTACTATAATTAAATTATTTATACAATCTTCTTTAGATATAAATGATGTTTCTTTTCCAATCATAAGATTATAAAAATAATTCAATTCATTTATATAAGATTGTTCATATCTATTAATAAATGAAATATTTCTATCATATTTTACAAATAATTCGTACGGACCATATGGATTATCTACCTTTAAATTTCCTCTATCTCCAAAAATTTCAATTCTTTGATCATAACTCTTAGAAATTCTAGAACAATAAATATAAACGCGTTTTCCATCTTTATATTCCATGATAATAGATGAATCATCCATTTTATTAGCAGTAATTTCTTCGGGTCTTGAAATTTTTCCTGACGCATAAACAGATATAGGTTTATCATCTAATATCCAGTTTAAAAAATCTATATCATGAATAGCACAGTCATTAAAGAGACCCGAACTTGTTTTTAAAAAATTAGCATGTGGATATGGATAATCTCTAGTAATACTTATTACTTGATGTATATTACCAATAGTATGAATATTTGTTTTTAATTTAGAAATTTCATTATCAAACCTACGATTAAAAGCACAAAACAAATTTAAATTTTTACTTTCAGCGAGGTCATAACAAGTTTTTATGTTTCCTATATTTTCATCAATAGGTTTTTCACAAAATACATGCTTTCCATTTTTTAAACAGTCCATTATATTAGAAAAATGCATATAAGTAGGTGTACATATAATGACACATTCTATTTCACTATCACTTAACATTAACTTTAAATCGGTTGTAGTCTTAACACTATTAGCATAAAGATTATCTTTTAATTCATTATTTATATTTTCTATTTCACTTTCTATTTCAACAATATAAGACAATTTCCATTTATTAAATCTTGAACCGGTCATTATATTTTTAAAATGTATTTTTCCTATCCTTCCATATCCTAACAAACAACAAGAAACAGGCATTTATAAATACAAATACTATAATATTTATATTTATACTAAAGAATTAATATGTATAAATTGCATCCAAACAATAAAGAATTAATAAATCTGTTCTCTTGGGAAATTTTTCTGGTTCCATAACAACTAATTTTTCCCAGCTCCTTCCTAAAATATCTTCACTATTTTCTATTCTTTGGCGTATCAATTCAGGATTATCAATACATTCACGAACATTTTTCATACTAGAATGAGAAAATTCACTTAATTTTTTTCTAACCATCTCAACACCACCAAAATAAGAAAGGTGCCATCCCATTTTTTCCTTATCATGAATAGGTCCTGTTCTATGCTCTATTTCCTCAATAGAAAATTCTTTTAAATCACCTGCACGAATTATTTTAAGACGTTTTTGTGGACACCAATGCATATTACCAGGCCTACCAACTTTTAAGCTATAATAATGAAACCGTAATAAAGGTCTTATCGGGTGAGTTAATGTATCCTTGCCATCATTTTTTAATTTTATTATTTCGTCTTCATCGTATATTTCATCAACATCACTTACAACTGATAGAATATCTTGAGATTCTATTATTTTTTTATCATAAAGTTGCTTTATTTTAACAATACCTGCGTGTCTACTGTATCCTTCTAATCCAAATCCATGTTTTTTCTGTATATCAACATCATCCACAATAACAATTATTAATTTGTTGCTCCATCTCGAAAATCTTTCTATATTTTCGGTCGCATATAGTGGTTTTGGTTTTCCGCTAAATGTTTTTTTACTTTCCACTAATATAAACAAATCTACGAATGAGTCGTGTTCTTCAAGCCTAAATTCTAACAAATCCAGTTCATCATTAAAAATAAAACAATCTATAAATTTAACCATATAAATAACATATGCAATTTTGTTATATAAATTTACGCATGTTATTTATAAAAATAAGTTTTTAATATAATAAAAAATAACTTGTATTATTGGTTTTTTTAGGTCGTGGTATGTTGATGTGTATGGTCCATTTCTTGGTGCAGCTCGTCAAAGTTCTTTTTTCTTTTTTGGTTTCTTTCTTGTTTCTTCGCATCCCGTTTCGTCTCCTCAGTTTCTTGCTTTTTCTCATTGACTTCTAAACCCTCAACTACAACAGGTAATGCTACAACACCAAGATAAGATAGAACGCTAAATACTACTAATAAAATTACAGCAATTCTTGCAAATTCCACCGGAGTTTTTGGAAACGTTAACAATCCTTTCATAAATTTTAATACAGAAGACTTCATTTGTTTCATATATTATATATTAATATTATAATAAAAATACAATTATTTATATTTTATTTTTCTAATAACATGCCGTGCAAATGTATAAAAAAAAGCGAATTAGCTTTCACATTTTCAACATCTATTTTTAAATTGCATATTTTTTGGTTTTCTTGCAATAATTTTTCTAAATTTTCGAATGCTTTTTTACGTATTTGATCATATATTGTTCTATCAAATCCTTTTCTACCAAATACATTAGCTACATCGGTCATAAATTCTCTAGCTATGTTAACAGAACCTGGTTCAGATGTATGAATTATACCTATTTCATTGTATTCAGGGTCGGTGTTTCCTGCCATAGATATACGTGTTGTTGGAAAAATACTATTTTCACTTTTTACTACACCCTTTTCTTTTTCTGGATTTTTTTTCTTATTATCCTCCATAGTAATTTCTTTTCCTTCAGTTATTTCTACTGCATTTTCATTTTTTACTTTTTCTGCGCCACCGCGTTTTTTAACTCTTCTTTTTTTTAATTTTAAGGTACGTGTCATAATATATATATTGCCTATATTATTTTAGTATAATTAATATTATTTAATTTTAGCCTGCAACTCCAGGAGTGATACGAAGATTTTTCGTCCGTTCCAATATATTTTCATTTTCTAGACGCTTCCTGGCTTCAATGTAAGCGAGACGGTGTGCAATGAACTCCACTGGAGGCATCTCGTGATTTGCGCGACCATCTTTAAGGAGGTGTTTCACTACTTCTATACACTTGTCGAACTTCGCTGGACTATCTTGCTGAACTACTGCACCTTGCAATGCTATTTCAAATGGCGTTATTTCCATGCCATCGTTGAGGGGGGAGGAGGACTTATTAACATCGATATTGTCGTATTTCAATAGAATCTCTACCACCTTATCCTGACATTCCAAACACGCTTTGAATAATGGGGTTGCTCCTTTATCCACTTCATTTATAAGATGTACTTGGTTCCTTACGGTCATTGTCCAGAGTATATTATCAAGATTTTCCAGGTCTCCTTGTTGACATGCATTATGCAGTTTTGATACCAATGGCTGGTTGCCTCCTCGTATTCGCTTTCTTTTTAGTAGTAGTTTATTGAAGTTTGCTTCTCTAGTTGCATCGTGCCAACCTTTAATTTCGTGGTATTTTATTTTCATTATATTTTTTTTATTATATCGTTTTACTGTTTTTCTTTTTCGCATTTTTTTTAAAGTACGCATAATACTATATATTGCTTATATTATTTTAGTAAAATTAATATTATCTAATTATACTAAATGAAAAAAGCGAAGCTTAGATTAAATGAAGATACATTTAAATCAATGGTTGGAGTTTTTGTAATTATCTTTTTAGCAATAGCTTTTATAGCTTAAGGTTCCTTATTTTTATTTTTACTTCTACTTTTATAAGCATATCCCATATCTCGTGTGTATTCTGATTTCATTGAAGCATAACTTAAATACCATCGATAACAAGAATTATCATGTTCTTCACCCTGAAGGTTCAGCCATTCTTGATGAGCAAGTGCTCGTATCTCATCAGAACGTTCCAATTCCATCATACAACAAAATTGTTCATGGGTAAACCCAGGATACAATCCTATAGCAGCCAATGACCTTGGAAATGTGTTATTGTACGACATAGATTAATATGATTTATTAAAAGTATTTTATTTCAATTTTTTCTTTTTTTCTTTTTTTTCTTTTTTTGACTTTTTTGACTTTTTTTTCTTACTATAGCGTTTTTAGACAATTTACGTTTTTTTTTTGTGCTTTTACCACTACTAGGATTTTCAACAAATTTAAATGTGCCATCATCATGTATAGTTCCAATACTTGTTGAGTGCGGATTTAATCTATGTTCCATAGCAAGAATTAAAGCTGGTTTTATTGACTTTATTCTATCATTTAATTTACCTTTAGATGGATTTTTCATTTTGCGAAGTGCATTATAATCTTTTTTATAAGCTTCTACAAATCGTATTCGGTCTTGAGGATTCAAATTTTTTAACATATCATTTAATTCTTCTGGTGTTCTTTCAGGACTTTCCTCTAGAGGAGATAATCCAACAACTTCTTGTTCTCTCTTTCGCCTCCACCATGAATCATCTATATTTTTTTGTATAGCTTCTTCGTTTTTTTTTACAGCCTTTTTTTTTTCTTGGAGTTTGTTTTTACGCGATTCTGCAGCCTTTATTCTTATGGGATTCTTCTCTTTTTTACTATTTTTTCTGGGCATTATTAATATATATTATACGTATAAAATATATTAATTAAATTTCTAAACCTTTCGGAAATCGGTATCCATACTAGAGCCTTGGATGAGAAGTTTGTAAAGGTTCTTCAATAGAGGAACATCAACCTTGTTTTCCATAAGCTTAGGATGGGCATAGTTAGAACGATGGTTAATTTCAATAACTTGAACACCGCCATCATTGTCTACAACGAAATCGAAGCCAAGAATGGCAAATTCATTTGCTTCGATACGCTTAATCTCATCGCGGTAAATATTTTTGAATTCCTTGCAAGCTACAAGCATATTAGCTTGGATGGTATCAAACTTATCAAGCTCCTCTGAAAGGATAAACTTGGTACCACTTGTTTGGAAAATAACATGCATTTTGCGGAGAACTTCTTGGTCAACATCACCAACGACGTCTTTGTGGTCCTCACTTGCTACAGTAGCAAAAGATTTGCTAAAAAGGAAAACATTCTTATCATGAAGAACAACGTATGCTCTAATTTTATATCTCTTATCATCGTATAAGTCAGGTTGGTCCATGTTTTGTTGTACAACCCTTTCAGTGTAATCGAGATCCTTCATCGCACTGTATGGGTGAATATCAACACCACGAGATCCAGTAGAACCGTTTTTCTTAACAAAGAAAAGAGAGTTCTCTGGGGTATCTTTTGGAATATCATCGTAGTTAAAATAAGTCTTAGGTACATGTAGAGCTTCCTTTGTTTTTTTAGCAAAAAGAACCTTTGCGTCCATTCGGAGAGTCTTGGAACGAGGAGCTACATTGTAAATAGTAAGACCCTTTGTTTCCTTTTGCCACGCATCGACCATCTTAGGGTCCGCGTTGTAATCATTGTAGATTATACCAACTTGTTCTTTGTTTCCAGAAAGTTCCTTTAAAACTTGTTGTCCAGCTTCTTCAAAAAGACGTGAATTCTTGTTACTAAATACTCGAAGTAAAAAACTGTCGGTTAGCGTAAAATTAGACATTATATAATATAATATATACTATTTTTTTATATTATTTAACGAATTTACTAAATATTTAAGTTTCTACAGATCTGAAATGTAACAATACAATATAATAAAAATCACAAGGCATTTCCTCACGATAATGAATGTGGTCAGTTCCATTAAACATCATGAGACTATTTGCATCACCGTCTACAGGTATACAATTTTCTTTTGGTGGATAAAACCAGTATCTTCCTTTATTTTTAACAGGTTGTTTGGTTTTATCTACGTAAATAGGCCAGTTAGAACCTTCTGGTTTATCTATAATATAAGAAATTGTATATTCACAGTCCGGTCTATCTGTATGTGGTGGTAATTCAGTCTTTCTTTCCTCACCATCTTTTTCTTGATTTTTGGTATAACATGATACATAAATATAGGTAGGTTGCATTTTTTTGTTAAGAACGTGTTCAACTAGTGGTAGTAATTCGTACTGTACAAGTCTTGAAAAAGATTCATTATTTGATTTATATCTATTAGCCTGTCTATCTCCAAGTGCAAAATTACCACAATCAATATTAGAATGAAAATAATCTTTAATAATTTTATAAGAATTTTCATTATAAACATTGTTAATAACAAGAGGGTTGTATTCATCAATATGATATGTTTGGTCAAAACATTTTGGATTTAATGCGCCATATTTACCTTGACGTGTTAAAGACAGTTTATTAACAGTTTCAGTTACAATATTAAAAGGAATCTTATTAATAAATTTCATAGATTTATGTCCTCTTATAGAGATGGAACCATCTTTAAATTTTTCATATACTTCATTTAAATCTTTCATAAAATCTACAGGTACCGTATTTTTAGATACATCAGAAGCAGAATCTAGTTCTTTTTTTTCAGTGGTTGGTATGGGTGTTTCTTTTTTTTCAGTGGTTAGGGTAGGATTTTCTAATTTATCTTGGGGTTTTGATTCTTGGAAATTGCTTTTAGAATCAGATATAGAATCAGATGTTGAAGAAGTTGGAGGTGGGGGCGGTCTATGTACGCTTTTAGGTGAATCATTTTTTTCTTTAATTTGAAGTTTTAAATTTTCATTGTCATTAAAATGATTAGGCATTTCTTCACCATCCGCATTATTTTGTCTTACATAAATATTAAACAACATAGCACCATCATTATTTTCATTGCTTATCTCGTGATACATTTCCATAGAACGAATATTACTATTAATTTCAGTATTACAATAACATAATAAACTACCCATAATAGGCTGATATACTAAATCTAATTTATTAAATTTAATGGTCATTTTATCACTTAAAAAACAAGTTATTGTATACAAACGTTGTCCTCCCTTTTTTAAATTTTTAATACCAGCCTCAGTATTGTAATCATATGCATCTAAAAAACGATTATGTGTATGTGCGGTTGCATATTGAATAACATTTGTATTTTCATAAAAAGATGGATTTAACCCAGTTGCATTAACTAGTTTAAGAATAACACCTGGAATATCATTATTTTTAATCCATCCTGAATTTTTATTTTTAGTTTGTGGTAATTTAACCATATTTTTTATGGTTTCAATATCTATTTCATCTAATATATTATTTTTAACAAATATATTATGGTCTTTATTGAGAATTTCTTTTTTATTACCAGAACAAGTTGTCACCATCTGCTCATGTATCAATGTTTCTTTTGTACCAGTTTCATTGTTTTCTTCAACATTTTTAAGTGTTTTAACTTCTTTATCATCATTTTCTATAGGTAAATGTTTTGTATCTTCAATAGCAGGAGGTACATATAAAACATTTTTTGGATGTTCTCTAAACCAAAGATTAAATGCCCATTTATGACCTTTAATAACAGGTCTTCCCGCATGTTCAGATAAAGGATGTCTTTCACTTCTACCGGTTTCTTTAGCTGAATCTTTAATTACGTTATGAAAAATCAGTAGCTTACCTTCTTCAGGTGGTACCTCAATGTTCAATCTGGGAAATCCAGTACATCCTCCTTCCTCAACATCATTTAAATAACACAATGCAGTCGCCATTCGTTGACCTCCGTATTTCATACATCTATTACTCTTTTCAGAATTATTATGCAACCATCCATCATAATGTTGTCTATATTCCTGGGTTTCATCGTAATATATAACCTGAAAAATTTCTGCATGTGATAAAGGAATACCAACAACCTTTGAAATTCTATCCGCAACATTTTTTGTTACTGCATCGTGATCGTGTTGAAGCCAACAATTTTTACCACTTCTTCCAGCAGAAACAAATCCTTTTTGACTATTACTTACTAATGCGTCTTTTAATTTGTCTTTACAAATATCAATAAAATGTTCACAATCTGATTTACTAACAAAGTTTTCTTTCACTAATACCTGAGGGTCTTCGTGCAAAACGGTCATAACATCGTCTTGTTTGTCGATCATTATTATAATACTTATTAGTTATCTTTATATAGATATTATAATTCTAATTCAAATTGTAAATTAGAGTTTCTATTATTTAAACGAACACTATTTCTTAAAAAATGTCTTTCAGCCCTTCTATTAGCTCTTCTTGTTCTAGATGTAATTCTATTTTCATTTGTTCTATTTCTATTTCTATTTCTATTTTGTTCTGATAAAAATCTTCTTCTCATACGCCTAATTTGCCTGCGAAGTATCCTTGAATCTTGAAATTCTGGATCATAAGGATTAATTAGTAATTCATCGTATAACATGGTTGTCCAGTCGTTCGTAGTAGTAGTAGGAGCAGACTGAACATGTATATTACTTGATAACATTTCTTTAGATAATGGTTCTCTACAATAAGGACATAAAGGACTTCTCAAACAATTTAAACAATCATCACACATTTTTTTAGTATTATCACAACAAGTAAGAGCATTACAAGGGTTGTTATTTTCATAACAAATAACACAAGAATTAGGTTCGTTCATTTTCTTAAAGTATCTATAGAATTTATAAAACTCTAAAATTATTATTCACAAAATAAATTATTTATATATATATTTGAAGAAATTTTGTAAAATAATATGTAATAAATATATAATTATAAATGAACCAAAAGATTTATATAATATCATTATTGTTATTGGCAATTATATTTGTTTGTTTAATTCAAACTAGTAGAATTCAAGAAGGAATGGAAGAATACAATAAAATTGTATTATTAGGTGATAGTATTTTTAAAAATAATTCATACGTTGGAGAAAAACATTCTATAGAATATTTATTAGAACATGAAATAGATTCTCGTGTTTTAGCCGAAGATAATTCAGTAATTAAAGATATAATACCTCAATATAGCAAAATGAGTAATAAAGATAATGAACCTAATACTTATTTATTTGTTTCTATCGGAGGAAATGATCTATTAAACGCATATCATTATTCAAATACCGATGTGGATGATTTAAGAAAATTAGATAAAATATGGAATGAATATGAAGAAATGGTTTTTCAATTAAAGAGTAAAACAGATTGTACGTTAGTTTTAACAGATTTATATTATATAAAAGATAAAAATTACTTAAAATATCACAAATTAATAAGAAAATGGAACGAACAATTGTATGAATTTTGCAATTCAAATGATATTTTAATATATAAAATAAGCAATTATGTAAAAGAAAAAAAACATTTTGTTAATAGTATAGAACCTTCAAAAATAGGAAGTAGAATAATAGTGGAAAACATAATTAAATTCTAATAACTATATATATGGTAAAAAATAAAGATGATTTTTTTTCAGGAAAAGAAATAGATATATTAAGATTAGCGATTGATAAGGCAGAAAAACGAAGTGATAAAAAAGCGGCTAGTGCTCCTTTAGTGAAGAGTATAATAAACGAAGTTGAATTTTTTTTAAAAAAAAAAAAATTAGTTTGTTATGGAGGGACAGCTATTAATAATATACTTCCTGAATATGACCAATTTTACGACAAATCTTTAGAAATACCTGATTATGATTTTTATTCTCCAAATGCCTTAAAAGATGCAAAAGAACTCGCAGATACTTATTATAAAAAAGGATTTCAAGACGTTGAAGCAAAAAGCGGAGTACATCACGGAACTTTTAAAGTATACGTAAATTTTATACCGGTTGCGGATATAACACAATTAGATAATGATTTATTTAAAACAATTAAAAAAGAATCAATAAGTGTAAATGGTATATTATATTGTCCTCCCAATTTCTTAAGAATGGCTATGTATTTAGAACTTTCTAGACCAAAAGGTGATGTTAGTAGATGGGAAAAAGTATTGAAAAGACTATTATTATTAAACAAACATCATCCAATAAAACATCCAAAATGTAATGAACTTAATTTCCAACGTTCTATGGAGGATACTTTAAATAAAGAATCAAATAGACAAGAAGATGTATATAACATTGTAAAAAAAAGTTTTATGAATCAAGAAGTTATATTTTTTGGAGGTTTTGCTAACACGCTTTATTCTAGATATATGCCAAAAAAATTAAGAAAAAAACTGCAAAAAACACCTGATTTTGATATATTGAGTACAGACCCAAAAGCTGTATGTACTATTATAAAAGAAAGATTAAAAGACTATGATATAACGAATATAGATATTGTAAAACATAAAGGTGTTGGAGAGATTATATCACCCCACTATGAAATTAAAGTGGCTAGCGATACAATTGCTTTTGTCTATGAACCATTAGCTTGTCATAGTTATAATATTATTAAAATAGAAGGTAAACCTATTAAAATAGCTACTATAGATACTATGCTCAGTTTCTATTTAGCATTTGTTTATGCTAACAGACCTTATTATGATCCTCAAAGATTATTATGTATGTCTCAATATTTATTTAAAGTTCAACAAAAAAATAGATTACAACAAAAAGGTTTATTACGTAGATTTAGTATTAGTTGCTATGGGGAACAGCCAACCTTAGAATCTATGAGACAAGAAAAGAGCAATAAATTTGAAGAATTAAAAGAAAAAAGAGATTCTGTTGAATATGAAGAATGGTTTCTGAAATACGTTCCTGGGAAACATAAAAAAGAAACACAATCCATTAAAAAAAAATCAAATAAACAAAATAAAGCAACTAAAAAAAAGGGGAATAAAAGTAAAAAAAAACAAACAAAGAAAACTTATTTTTCTTGGAAATAAAATATACACTATAATATAATGATACTACTTTATATTATAGCATTTATATATTTTCTTACTTTAATATATTTTATAGATACTTCTTTAGTAGAAGGATTTAATTCACATACTTCTTGTATTAAACAGGGATATGATAAAGATTTTTGTTTAAATTCTCCTTTCGATCCTTGTGTAAATTGTGATCTTGAATTAAAAGATAAGTTTATGCAGAAAAGATTTTATACCTATAGTCCATAGTATAGAAATGGAAAACAATAGACCAACATGGAGAGATTATTTCAAAGAAATTGTTCTCGTAACTTCTAAGCGTTCTCCTTGTGAACGATTAAAAGTAGGTTGTATTATTGTAAAAGATAACCGTATTATATCTCAGGGATACAATGGATTTCTCCCAGGATGTCCCCACAAATCTTTTGTAAGAGACAATCACGAACAAGCGACCGTCCATGCAGAGCAAAATGCAATAACAGACTGCGCCAAGCGCGGTGTTAGCTGCGACAAAGCCGAGGCTTATATAACACATTATCCTTGCATTAATTGTACAAAGATATTATGTGCCTCAGGAATAAAAAATATTTACTATGTAGATGATTATAAAAACGATGATTTGATACCAGAAATCACCGAAATGGCGGGGATTATGATCGAGAAGATTTAATATATTATTTTATATTTAAAATAATATATGTACAGTATTTACAGTTGTGTATGCCATATTTGTCCTAGAAATTTACGTAGTTCTTTAATTGAAGATGAAGAAAATTTTGTTTTTTTTAATACAAAAAAAGATTTCATAAACGTTTGCATAGAATGTGGTGGTAGTGGAGGAAATGTAGGAAATGTAAATCATCGTGCAAATTGTATGTATTCTGGATGTTTACATGATGGAATTAGATACACTAGAATAAATAATTATGATGAGTATTCTGATGAATATATCCAAAGTTTATCCTATCTTTCACTAGATGAACAAGTAAATCATAGAAATAGTTATGGAAGATGGGATTATAATCAGCCATCCGAAAATATACGCAACTATCATATAAAATGTATGGAAACCAGAAAAGATGAAATAGAATTAGCGCGAAGAAAAATGGCGCGAAATGTCCTATTCAAAATGTCTGCTATACTACAAATTAAAACAGGCGTTTATATTAATCCATATTGTCATTTTGACGGAAAAAATAGTGAAAAATTTATCAATAAGTGGGTTAAAATTTTAAATAGAAAAATGCTCAATAACTCTTTGACTGGCATAAAAGCTTAGTCCAAATAATACACTAACTGATATATATCCACCTAAATTGTAGTTTCCATCTTTCTTAAATAAAAATCCAAATAATTTATGCATGGTTGACTTAAAAATAGGAAGTTGAAACAAAAAATACAATAATCCTATTAACGCAGATAAATGAAATTCATCAAATAAAATATCTAAATTACTTTTTACAACCCTTTCTCGTTTTACATTATTTTCATATCCTTCTTCATTTTTATAATTTTCTATATAATTTTGTTTATCAGATTCTGGTACATAATTAGGCGTTGTACTAATATCATGTGAATGTTGTGTAGTAGTATTAGGTATATCTCTTGCAGGTAAACTAGTTAATCCCGCGTTTGCGGCATTTAAAACGTTGTCTGCAATAGAAGTTTTTTCTTTAGTTTCTAATACTACATTAGCTGTACTGCCTGATATACTAGGATCAACAGGAAGTTCATTTATATTAGTAGATGATTCGCTCATAGTAAATATATAAATAATTAGAACACAATTTCTAATTATTTACGCAAATTTTAATATTGTTTTATCTTTACTACATTTCATAGGATTTGAATTAAGTTTATAACATTTATTATCATATTTATATATATTTTTACTACCAGACAATTCACTTGGTGCATAATATACATAACATTTACCTTCATTACATTCGTTTCTAAAAAGCGTTGCTAATCCTAAACCTATTATAAATGATATTATGATACTACTAAATTTTGAATATAATAAACGTTGCAATTTCATTATATATTATTATATATTATTATTGAATAGGAATACTTACTATATTTTCACCCGAACATTGAACCTCTTCCGGTTCAAATGAAAAACATGTACCTGAATGATCTTGAACTTGTAGTAAATGGTTATTATCTTTTGTAGGATAAATAAATATTTTTGATTTTTCTCCTGCTAATCCTGTATTAAAAAATAATCCTAAAATAAAAGTAATAATTAAAACATACCAATTTATAAATTTAAATAAAAATAGCAACTCTTTCATTAATATATACATAGATATTATTGAACGTTGAAATGTACAACTGGTTCATCATTTATATGCTCCATAGAAGAAATACTATTTTCTACCTTTACTAGTCTAAATTCAATATCATCTTCTGTTTCCATCTCACAATAATCATACTGTAAATTTCTTAATTTTTCTAAATTTGGTATAATACTATTAATATATTTTTCTGCAATGTCCTTTAAAATGATAGGATCATTGGATTCATTGTATGCTTTATCAGCTTCTCTAATAAAGATAAAATGTTCTTTGTTTTCATCTACTATGGTTTTTATCGACGTAGTATTATTAAATTTATTATTCATTTTTGTTAATTCTTCTGCGAAAGTACCAACCCATTCACTTTCAATTTCATATTCCGAAATAAGTTGGTCAAATTTATCCAAGGTTTCTTCTTCAGATAAATATTTAAAAATTAAATCTAGTTTTAATTTTATAATCGATAAAGTAGTTATATTTTTATTGAATTTTTGTTCTTCATACAAAATATCCTTTGTTTCTACATTTCCTTTATAAATTTCTATATTTAAATCACATGGTTCATAATTACTACTAGTTAAGGTAGTTGCGCCACACTTTGCAATTAATTTTCTATTTTGATTTAAAAATACCGTACCTACAGGTTTATTACAAATTATACAGTTTGGCGCTAAATTTCTTAATTTTTCTTTTTTTTGCTGTATTGTATACGATTTATTTTTTTTAATAGTATCTTTTGAATTGTCTAATCTTATCGTATAAGCAGCTTTTAATTTATAGTAATCTTCCATGGCTTGTAATACATTTATAGGATAAGTAGATGATACAAATTGAACATCTTCATCTAATGTTGAGGTTTTAGAAGTGGGACTATCGCTTTCCATTTATATTATCTATATATTTTTCTATTTAATATATCTTGACCAGATTCCCATTTTGGCAAATTTGTAATAAGGTCTTGTGAATTTTGTCTTTTAACATCTTGCATAATTTTTATTTTGGATAAAATGTATTCTTTTGTTTTTTTAGATTTTTCTCTTTTTTCTTGTTGTGTGGGCTTACCTCTATATTTAATAACTAGAATTATTCCAAACAATGCAATTAAAAATACAAATGCTCCTATATTATACATATAATTATAGTAGGTTTCTTTCACTTTATGACATTTTTTTAGTGTATTTGTAATAAATACTTTTGTATCATTATTTATTAAGGACGGTTGTTCACTCATAAACAAATAGTATAAATAAAATATTTAATTTATACATAATATATAACATGGATGCTATAAAAAATAATGAATCTAGAAAAGATAGTATGTTTGAAGACCAAAGCCCATCTTCTTTATATATAGTTTTTTTCATTTTAACTATAGGGTATTTAATAGTTAAATATCAAGTATTAACTTCATCTATAATAATTCCTATTAATTCTTCAGAAGAATGGAAATATAAGATTGGTAGAACTACCGGTATTAACTTAATATATCTATTTTCAGTTATTATATCTCAAATAGTATTGTTAATATTTCAATCTAATAGTATATGTGGAAATTTTGATAATGCTTTACAGGTTTTAGCTCAAGGTGGTACAGCATGGGGTATTATATTTACTATGATATTTGTTTTTATTAATTTTTTGTTTTCTTCTTGGAAAGGACCCTTTTCAAATACAATCGGATATGAAATTTCTTCTAGATTTTTTAATTTAGAAAAAAAAGAAGAATTTCTAGCAAATCTTTTAAATGACCCAAAAAATGTAGGAAGTAATGCGCCTAAAAACTTAACAAATATACTAACAAAAATATTAATAGATAAAGATAAAAAAAGTATTCGCCAACTAATTAATGGTATAACTTTAGATGATTTTACGATATTTATAAACAAATCAATAAGTGAAAACATTGTAAAAAATCCATTTAATTCTAATTCTAAAAGTGGTGGCAAGAGAAGGAGACGAAAAAGTAAAAAGGGTGGTGCGTCTGCACAAACTGCGTCTTCAGAAACAGATATAGCTGCCATAAATTCTGAAGAAGAATTACAAAATACTATTAAAGAAGAGGCAGAAAAAGAACAAAATGCTCAAAAAAAAGCAAGTGCTGAAAATGTAGAAGTTGAATCCGCTGAAGCTACTACTACTCCTGACGCCGATACTAGTTCGACTCAAGCTACTACTAGTCCTGACGCCGATACTAGTTCGACTCAAGCTACTACTAGTCCTGACGCCGATACTAGTTCGACTGAAACTAATACAGAACAATCTAACAATCAAGATAATTTAAAGACAGAGCCTGAACCACTTCCTGAAGATACAGAAGCATCTGTTGTAGATGCAATATCAAACTTATTTAGAGCTATTTGTTTTAAAGACATTATTTCTGAATTTATATGGCTATCGTTAGCAGGTTCTTTATCCGTATTAGTTTCATATACATTTTTATTACAGCAAAAATGTAGCGGTAAAAATAATAATTCAATGACAGGGAAAATAGAGGAAGAAAATGTAAATGAAGACCCGGTTATAAAAGAAACTCAAAAGCAAATTGAATCAAGAAGTAAGAGAACTGACGATGCATTAAGAGAAGAAAAAGAATCTTTTACAATGTTAAATGATAGTAATAATAATAAAAAATCATTTAATAAAAAATTTAAAACCGAGAATTTCTGGTTAGGACAACCATATAAATCATCATTAGAATTAGGAGATTATCATATAAATTCATCAAAAGAAAAACGAGAAATAGAACACCGCATGACAGAACAAGGAGAAACATTTTTAAATAAAAAATAGCTAATACTGTATTCTTTTATAAGTACATAAATATAAAATGCTAAAATAAGAAAAAATAGCTAAAACAATAGAAATTAGCCATAATGGTAATACAGTTTTTTTTCTATAACCCACTCCAAATTCTCTTAATGTTTTGTTATCGTTATATAAAAAGTTCGGTTTTACCAGATTTAATATAATATAAGTTATTGAAAAAACCACTAAAGAAAACATTACTATATTTCTTTTTATAAAACTGTTTGTAAACATAATTATATATATAATAAATATAAATTTATATATAATTAATCGGAACCACCGTGCCAATCAATATCGTCAAATTCTCCTGCATCATCATCTTCCGGAACACCTTGTAATCCAAATACATCATTCTCTATTTCTTGAATATTACGTTGTTCATCCTCATAATCAAGGGCGAGTATATTTATGTTATCCATATTTTCTCCATTTGGGTCTAATTTAAGTTCAAGCATGATTCTTTTTTCTCTATTTTCTCTTTCTTTATCGAAATTGTCTTGAACATATTGTGTTAAACCCTTTTCCGTTCCTTTTCCCCAATCGCCTAATTTATGATTTTTCATTAACATATTAATTTCTCTTTCATCATCTTTCATATTTGCTAATTTATCCGTAAATTCAAACTTTTTTTCTTTTTCTTTTTCTTTATTAACATTTTTAATAATATCTTTATGACTAAAATTAAGAACTTTTTTCTTAGTTTTTGTAAGTATTAAACAAATATCTATAATATAATTACTTATCATTTGTTTATTTGTATCAATATTTGTTTCGGTAAAATCGACTTCTTCTAATCTTAAAAATTGAGATTCTAATTCTGCGTCAGTAACCGTTTCATCGGGCTCTTTTTTGCCTTCTAAAAATATAAATTCAGTTTTTTGTACCGACTGTAAAATTTTATCTATAACATTAAATAAAATATATCTGTAAATTAATAAACATGTATTTTTATTAAATAACTTATACTTGTAATATTCTTCTGATTCAGGATTACCGCTGTATAATCCTGATATGCACTGTATTTCAATTAAAAATTTATTCCAATATGCTAAAGATTTATGAATATCTTCAAATATTTTTATTAAGTTTCTATTTCCCAAGTATTTATTTATTTTTGAATAATATTCTTTTATAACACTTTCCATATCATTTTTATGGGATAAAGATAACTTCCAGTGTTCAGGTATATTTATATTTTCATAGGATGATTTATTTTTAATCATTTCTGGAAATAAATTACTTATTTTATTAGAAGCATCTTTTATGAATTCTAATATTCTATATACGTCTTTATCTGTATTAGTAACATCTTCATTTAATGGTTTCCATATATGAATAGTATTAATAAACTCAACAATCTCAGAAATGACTACTTTTGAATATGAACTATTTCTATTTAAATAAACAGAAATCTGTTCATGCATGTTGACACTTGTACTGTATAAATAATCTTTAAAATCTAACAAAGATTTTGTATCTTTATACATAGGCGTGTCGTAATCATTTAATACCGTTTCTAAATGTTGCATAAAAACTTCTGGTATATCTAATTCTAAATCTTCTCTTGCACCTGAGAGTAAATCTTGTATTCTATCTATATTGCTAGTATATGGGATATTAGGAATATCAATTATATTTTTCTTAGAAATAATTTTCATTAACTGAAACAAAGCTTCTTCATTGAAGTTCTTCCCCATTCCTTTGAGTTCATCAATCTTTTCGCGGAGAGATTTCATTTCGGGAAATCTCTCTGGCTTTTCTGTAAAAAATATAAGTAAATCATCTGGTATAGGTAATTCATTATCTAAATTACAAAAATGAATAATAGATTTGTATATATATTCTTCCGTATATTCATTGAACACAGTTATAGGTAATCTAGTATTTCTAGAATCTAATATAAGGGGTGCGCGATGAAAATTATGGTAATCATATAAAATATACTCAATACCAAGTACGTGTATATTATTTTCCTCGATACTAGAATTTTCATTAATAAAATATTCATATGAATTAATTAATCCATCATGACAACAAGAATTTTCTAAGAATGGTTCTACTAATTTATTTGTTAGTATAGGAGTTTTTTCAGATACTACCTTTCCAACTAACTTAACTATCTCCATCGACAATAAGCTTGCCTTTGACAATAAAGTTAACACTTGTTGGTGTTGTTCTTGTGAACCCGATTTCATATTTGATTTTAATGATTCTTTAAATGTATCTGTTATATTTGAAACTTTACTTAATTCAATTGGTCGTAAAGGCGGTAAAAAAGTATTCCAGTTAGATATTTTTAATTCTGTCGGTATTCTTTTATTTTCAGGGAGATTTAAGTATTTTTTCTTTTCGTCCATTAATTCAATGATATGAGGTAGTTGAATAATATGTTTATCTATATACATTTTTATTTCTTTAGTTATGATGGACTGTTTCATTTTTTTTATACTATCCCACGGACTTACGCTAGTACCCATCTGACTGGCTATACATGATATGTATTCTATACCACTTAACGAACCATCTCCATCTAATGGATATCCTGAAAAGGACCTGAAACATCTAGGAAATGTATGACGGGTTTTAATTGGAGGAATAGAAATTTGAATACTAATATGCATTAAAGATAATGTTAATATAATAATAGTTTTATTTACAATATTTTCATAAGACGCTATTTTCTTTTGTTTTTTTTCTGCTACTGTTAATAGTTTACTATAAACGGTTTCATTTATAATTTTAGGTAGTAATGCAAATACAACAGAAATAATATCTTTTCTATAACCTTCTATAAAAATTTTCATGTTCCGTGAAATTGCGGTAATTATATTATCAATTGTTATAATTATTGGATTTTCTTCATTTTCGTTTGTGCTTTCTACAGGTAATATAGGTTGTTCCTCTTCTAAAATCTCTCTAGTTTTAACTGCATAACCTGCATCATCATATCCTTCATCTGTACTAAAGTTAATAGGTCTAATCTGATATCCCGTATATTTGTCTACCCACCATGATTCATCATCACTTTTCTCTCCTTGATTTTTACATATATCCGCCATAACATTTAAATATTTTCCTTCATTATGACCGCACGCTAACTTATAAAAAAATGTAGGCATTAATTTAACATTTGTATCTTTACAGTATAACCAATACATATTCTCGCCATGAATAGATTCTCGTGCATAATTTTTTACAAATAATATTATGTATTCCTGCTTTTCTGAAAAATCATTATGACCTAATATCAAATCTCTAAGTCTTTCATGTGGAGAAATTTCTTGAACTACTTCTTTTGATTTGGTACCAATTGAAAAATGATAATTGTTTATCTTTAATAAATTAAATAATTCTTGCTGTTTAAAAACAACAACATTCGCTTCCGCTTTTTGCATATCAACTAATAATTTATCTTTTAACTGTTCAATTGTTAAATCTAACTTTTTATCAAATTCATTTAATATGTATTTAATCGCATTTTTCTTAATTTCTGTTTCGGCTAAATCATTTGTACTACATATATTATTTACCTCTAAACAATCCTTTTGTATATTACAAAAGGCTTGAGAGTTTTCTACATAAATGGATTTCATTGTATTATCCCTTTCCCATTTGTTATTCGTCCTTCTATAAAAAGTAAAATCTTCTTCATCATCATCTATAGTAAGCATCGCATAAAATCCTTCTTTTACGGGTCTTTTTCTAAGTATCATAGCTTCTGCATCCTCTACAGCCTTTTCTGCAGATAAACCTATATTTTTCTTTAATTTATCTACTAAAAATACGGAAAATTCTTCTTCACTCATTGCAGCTTCTTCCGTCTTATATTCATCTATTATATCATAAACAGTAGTATCATATTTTGTGTCAAAATAAATATCTTTATCGTTGTCATCCATCATTTCATCGTAGTCGATATATTTTTTAGCTAGTACAAATGTACCACAATTATTATTTTCCTTTTCTTCATTTAAGGTTTCTTCAAATTGTTCACTTAATAATTTAAATTCAGATTCTATATCTATCATCCCTAATAAAGATAAATTAGTGTATGCAATACTTTTTGAAATCAACGTATTACTGTCAATAAATAATTTATGAATTATACTAGATGCAGTTCCAGTAGGATTTATTTTATATATTTTTTCAAAAATATAACCATCAAGTTCATTTTCATTTACAGGATGCATTACATTATGTAGTAAAGATACTAATTGGTTTACCATCAGTTTTTCATCTCGAATAGGTATAAATCTAAACTCTTTACTTTTTAACACATATTTTTTTTTGTATTCTATAATTTGTAATTTTATGTATCTTGAAATTTCATTATATTGCATATAAGTTATATCGTCGTCATAAATTAAAAAAGGTTCTAATTCTTTAATTACTGATAAAATCGATAAACCGTCATTTAAAAATTCTTTTACATATAAAAATAAATTTCTTATACCAGGAATCATCTTATCCAATAAATATTCATATTTTTGTTCTATTTCATCATTTTCTTGTAAAATAAATTCATTAATACTAGATAAAAATTTAATAGGATTACTATTAGGATTTTGTTGTGAATTATTTAATATAATTGTATTTGGAGCTGTTTTATTATTTAATAACTTATAGTAAAATAATGGATATTGATTTATACTACTACGTTTTAATATAGATGTTCCTGGTAGTGTCCCCTTGGTATGTTTCATTACATTTTCAGTAAGCATTATAAAAGAAGAAATTTTCATAGTATCATTATCAGATAAAGTAATATCATAATTATTTTTAAGTCTATCTTTTCTTATGGTATTCAATCCAGTGTTATAGTTCTGCATTATATATTTACCTTTTTCAAGATTTCTATTATTTATTACAAAAGATTCATATGATTCCTCATTATCTAAAATAGTGATAATTTCTTTATTTGTAGGCAAAGAACCTACAATAGAATCAGAATTTTCATTATTTTTATATGGAGTATAAAATTCATTTAGATTTCTTATTAAATATTTATATCTTTCATTTTCTCCCGAAAATGACGATGCTTTCAATGAACTATATTGTTTAATATGTTCATTTTCCTGAATATTTACATCTCCTAATTTTGCATGAACTATGCTCATTTCATCTCGATCTGGAATTTCATCAAATAATTCAATATCATACATTTTTCTTTTGTTTTTAACTACTGGTATTAACCATGATAAACTATGATTTAAATTAAGCAATGAATCTTTTAATGGTTTATTATTTATTCCCTTGTATTTAGAACTATCTACATTACCATTGATGTCAAATATAGAATATTGACCTCTTAATTCAATATATCTGTTAATTTGTATTTGAATATCTTTAAGTATCTGATTGTTTCTTTCTTTAGTAGGAATATACGATAACATATCATCCATTAAATCGGTTGTTTGAGCTTCCAGAGAGTATCTCTTTTTTTTTTCTTCTACTACTACTTCTTGTGTAATTTCACCTAATTCATCACCAAATGAAATAGCATCACCTTCCAAAACTAATCCATCTAAAAATAAATCTCTATCTTCTAAGGTTAAATCTTCTTTTGTATCACTTGATTCAGATTTTTCCAGTGGAGGCACTTCCTCGTCTTCCATTTCCTCAGCCCAGTTAAGGCCCGTTATACCCTTTTCTTTTTCTTCCGTTATTTTTGATTCTTCTTCTTCTTCTTTTTCTTCTTGTTGGATACTTATTTTACTTTCTGTTTCTAGCTCCAAGTCTTTTGGTGGATTTCTAATTACAATTTCTTTTATGTTTAATTCCTCCGGTAATCCCTTATAAGCAAAATCTATATATATAACAGTATTTGACGGATATGTTTTTAATTCAATCATATCTTCTTCTAAATTTGTAATTTGTCCTGTTATTATTGTAGGTATATCTCCACTAAATGTTATATCTATCCACGTATCTTTTAAAAGATTGTTTTGTAATGCATAACTAGGAGTTATATCTCTACTTAGTAATGATATAGAACTAATAGATGTATCCATTAGCATTCCTTCTTCATTAATAATCAAATTTGTTTCTTCTAATGTTTCAACTTCAACTAATTTAATTTGCAACTCACTTGAATATATAACTAAAAATTGTTTTTTGTCTAACTTTTCATTTGAGGGTGCATTAATTTCTATAATATCATTTAATTGAATTTTAACAGTTGTTTGTGTCATTACTTATATTTATGGTAGAAATTAATTAATTATTTCAAACATTTTATAAAATTGAGTTAAAGATATGTCTATATAATACATATAAATGCCTACATATACCATACCAAAACAAGAATTAATATTTTTAAATAATACAGATGGAAAAAACGTAAAAAAATATAGCAGTAAAGATGACGAAAATCATCGCATAATTAGATATATAAAGGATAAACTACAGACAGACGAAGACTATTCCATGTATGGTAAATATAGGTCGGTTATAATAGATAAAGATAATTATGTAGTAGGATTTTCTCCACCAAAGTCAATATCTTTCGATTTATTTATGCAAGAAAATAGTTTTGATGACATTAAAGTAGAGGAATTGATAGAAGGAACTATGATAAATTTATTTTATGATAACTTTAAAAAAGAGTGGAATATTGCAACGCGTAGTACAGTTGGAGCAAAGAATAAATTTGTTCAAGAAGAAGATATCGATACATTTAGAGTAATGTTTTTGGAAGCGTGCAATGAAATAGGTTTAGATTTTGAACAATTACCTAAAATCGGTGATGATGAAAATACGTATTATAGTTATAGTTTTGTATTACAACATCCAAAAAATAGAATTGTTTCTAGAACAAAAGACAATAAATGTTTCATATATCTTGTAGAAATGTATCAACTTATTAAAAAAGAGACTGAGACTGATATTAATACAGTAGATACGAGTAAATTCATGGAGTTATTTTCAAAATTAGGTATATCTATTCCACCCGATTTAGTTTTAAAGAATAGCATAAATGATTATAATACCTTATTGAAAGTATCTACTGGTGGTGAATTTAATGATTCTTGGTCGGAAAAAGATTTGACTTGTTTTGGAGGATTTGTGATTAAAAATAAAAATACAAATATACGCACAAAAATAAGGGATGAACATTATGAATATATTAGAAAATTACGTGGAAATCAAATAAAACCCAAGTATCATTATCTTTCTCTAAGAAAACAAAAAAGATTGCAAGAATATTTAAGCTTTTATCCAGAAGATAAAAAAAAATACGATGTATACCGTCAAGAGATATCAGACTATGTCTATAATTTGTGGCAGAGTTATATCGGTTGTTATATAAAAAAAGAAAAGCCTGTAAAAGAATGGCCGCATAAATTTAGAGTCCATATGTTTAAAATTCATGAGGAATTTAAAGCAACCCGGGAAATTATAAGTTTAAATAAAGTTTATATTTACTTTAATAAATTACATGAATCGCAACAAATGTATTTGTTAAATTATAAAGAAGACCCTGAAAATATAGTTGAAAATGATGAACAAATCGTTTCCGAAGTAATAGAAAGTGCTGTTAAAGAAGTTTTTAAAAAAGAAACATCATCATAAGTTGAATTAAACATATAGATAAATTTAAATTATAATATTATTTTTATATAGGATGTTTAAAAATGTTTTATTAACATTATTGTTAATAAAGTCAGATAGTTTTTCATTAAATAGACGAAGTGTTTTAGGGGGTATCGTAGGAATGAACGCGGTAGATAATACAGATGGTAAAAAAGAAAATATTGAAATACCTAAGGAAATAACGAATAATAATTTTTTATCTAATAAAAACGATAATAATGAATTAAATGCTGAATATGGAATAATACAAGAATTAAATAATGACATATATTTTTACGGACCAGTAACTCAACGAAGTTGTTTTGAATTAAAAAATAAAATTAATGAATTAGATACAAAATCTTCTCTTATGCAGATTCAATTTCATATAGATCCCCCTCCTATTCACTTACATATTCAAAGTAATGGTGGAAGTCTATTTCATACTCTCTATATTATAGACTTAATTAAAAAGATTAATACCCCCGTTTATACATATATAGACGGATTTGCAGCTAGTGCCGCTACGTTGATAAGCGTTGTAGGTAAAAAAAGATATATTACAAAAAATTCTCTTATGTTAATACATCAATTGTCTGGTTCAGATAGTGGTAAATATGACGAACTAGAAGAACAATTAACAAATATGAAAGTATTAATGACAATAATTAGAAATACTTATTTAAATAATACAAATATAAATCCAGTACTGTTAAATAATTTGTTAAAAAAAGATTTGTGGTTAGATGCAAGAACATGTTTAATATATGGATTAGTAGACGAAATCATATAATATATTATATTTTAATATAGTATATGGTAAAATCTAATAATTTAAAGATATTTTTAGATATAGCATTAATTATATTTGTTATTTACATTGTATCTGAGTTATTTTATTGGTTCTTTAGAAATAAAACATCAGAAAAATTTACATTAATCAACCCTAGTGATACAAGTGATATAAATATAATGTTAAATACTTCATCGGGGGATGATAATTCTATGGAATATGTTAAAAATTCTATTAAAACTCCTTATAGCCATTGGAGCGATAGTAAATCTCCCGCAGGAATAACAATAATAAAAAATAATAAAATATTAAATTCAAGTGATACTTTGTATACTACTGTACATAATAAAATTACAGTTTCTGTACAAGATAGTGATGGGAACGACATTACAACAAATGATGATCTTATATTATTAGATGCAGGTGATACTTTCACAATATCATATACTTATCAAGGAGATACAGAAGATGAAGACTTAGGTAGTAGAACCGTTTCTGTAGTTGATGGGTCTTCACTTACAACACCCGAAATTTTTAGATTCGACCTTAATGATGTAGATAACATTGTGATATTAGGTGATTCTGATAAATTTCAACTTCAAACTATATCTATAGGAGGATGGAATGATATAGATACATCAGTAGCATGGGATAAATCGGTTGGATTAACAAAAATATTATCAAGTTCTAGTCCAGTTATACCAAATCCAGATGAAATACCTAATACTCAAGATTTAATATATACGTATACCGGTTATACACACATAGAAGAAAATACTGAAACGGGTGATACATTAGTATCAGTTGATAGTGTTAATAAAACCATGGGGGTAGAAGTAATTTCTCCTATAAACATCACTAGTATAAATCCAATAACAACAACAACTAGCGAAAGGAATTGGTGTAATGATAAATTAAGTTTAGATAAAGTATATATAACAGATACTAACAACGATGAAACGGAATTATACAATAGTACCGACGGAACAACATCATTTAATATAACCGATGTAAGTACAATAAGTGAATTAAAAAGCCTTACGGATGGTGAAATAGGAGTTGATATTACAGTTCCAAGTAATGATGATAAAAAAGTTGTTAATGAACAAGGAACTACAAACATTAAATTTGATTTAGATAGTGGAATTATTACAAATGCAGGCGACTTAAATGGATTACAATGGAATGTACCAGTCGGTAAAAATTATTCTAGCTATGATTCTAGTGATGTAAAAGATGATATATGTAGTTTAAATTTAAATATACTGTTAAATGAGGCGTCTTTATAATATTATTTTCTAATATTAATTTAAAATGACAGAGTTTAAAATGGCAGATAGTATCATAACTCTAAAAGAAGATACTGATACAGATACAGATACAGATACTGATACCGATACCGATACCGATACCGATACCGATAGTGATAGCGATAATGAATCGGTAGAATATCAATATCCAGATAAAACCATAAACATTAATGTAAATAATATTATAACATATCTAGCAGGTTTTCTAGTAATTGCAGCAATAATTTTTTTATTAGGTTCGTTTATATATGGTAATCTAGAAAATAAAACAATATTTCTTTACATGATTTTATTTGCATTATTTGTATTTGCTAATATTATGGTAAATAATATTTACAATACATAAGTACTATATTTATTTCATACTTGATAATAAACCGCTATACATTCTATTAGCTTCTTCAATACTAGATAACATGTAATCACGAACAACTGATTTTTCAACTGGTTCTGGAAACGCCATTTTAATGATAGAATATGAATCATGTGGATGTTTTTTACTAAATCCAATGTAGGTAAGAAGTTGTTTTTGAGTAAAGTATAATTCATTTAATATAAATTCAAGAACCTTTCCGATAGTATGGTCAATATTTTCTAAAACTACTTCATAGCAATTGCTTATAGTTGTAATTGGGGTATTAATAATAACAGAATCACTTTGTAGTTTATCCTTTAAATCATTAAAATTCTCTATCAAAATAATACAAGCTTTTTTAAATATTTCTTCATTTGAATATACACCGATAGTTTCAATTGAAAAATCAAAACTATTTTCAATAAAACTTCTGTTTGCATCTAACAAAAAGAAATCTTTTTTAGCATATTCTATATTTTCTTTTGATATTTTTTTTGCTATCATTTCCTTTTCTTTTTCTATCCATATGTCATTAGACGCAATTGTATCTGGTGTATTTATGTAGGAACATAATGAAACTACATTATAAGCACCATCTTCTTCTGCAGTAGATACAGCTAATTCTGCTTCTAAATGAAATTCTTCCCCATCAATATTACTGGATAATGCTTGTTTAAGTCTAAGAATATCAATATAAAACTTAGTTATTTCATCAGGTGGGAAAATTTTTCTTACATCCGCTTCCGACATTTCTACATTAGTATTTTTATCAACTATAGTTATATCTTCAGTAGTAACATACATAATATCTTCTGTATTATTTTTTTTATTTATTACTATTTTTAGATTTTTATAATCATCTTCGTCGGGGTTAAGATAATGTACAGGAATGCAAATCAATCTATGTTTAATGATTTCATTATTTAAATTACTTGTATTAGTAATAATATTACATAAGTTTTCTTTATAAGGAAATGATTTAAAACACACCACCGGTATTTTAGACAATATAATTCTTCGTATAGCGTTTACAACACTATAATTTGCATTAGTTATGAAAAGTTTTAAAATAGACTGTTCCTGAGAAATTCTATCTATTCTAGGTTCCATTGTTAATATATATTTATTATTTATTATTTTAATTCAATTTTTATAAAAGATTTAGTAATTATGTTTGTTTTTAAACAAATTATTATAATTATAAATATATGAATTCTGTATTTTTTTATAGTAATTATTGTAAACATTGTGAAAAAATTTTATCAGACATTATAAAACATCCATTAAGAAACGACCTTCATTATATTTGTATAGATAAAAGAAGAACAAATGATGAAGGTATTACTAATATTATTCTTGAAAATGGAACGGAAATGGAGATGCCTAATACGTTAAAAAAAGTTCCTACACTACTTTTAATAAATAGAGGAAATAAGATAGTAGAGGGAAACGATATAATGGTATATTTAAATGAACAAATCGGTGAACCAGTACGTGAAAATAACGAACCTGATTGTTTTAGCATAAATAGTGGTAGTGCATTTGGTGTACAATCGGATAGTTATAGTTTTTACGATATGAATGCAGATGATCTATCAGCGAAAGGCGGTGGAGGTGTTAGACAAATGCACAATTATTGCACACCTATGACAGAAGATAATATAGAAACACCTCCTGATAATTATGTTCCAGATAAAATAGGAACAAATGGTGTAGATATGGATAAAATTATTCAAGACCGTCAAAAAGAAATAGAAAAAACAAAGAATATTTAAATATATATTAAAAATAACATATATATTTAAACATGTCTAAAGTTATAGCTCAAAAACAACTTTGCTTGAAGGCTTTTGGAAATCATTTTTTAGAATGGATGGATTGGGTATGTGAACTTTTTCCTAATGACGTTGATATGGAAAAGGCTAGAACTGCTCTTCAACAAGTAAAAAAATATAATCCTAAGGGTTTAATTACATTATGGTTTAACCAAATATATTCTAGATATAAAAAACAAATCGATGAAGAAGATTTTTCATTTTTTGTAGTAAAAGATTATTCATGGGACATAGAACAAGGTTCGGCAGTAAACGCCGAAAAAGCCTTGCTAGTTATTGATAGAATAAGAAATGAATTAAAATCTTTAAAAGATGAAGAAAAATCTAAACAAATGAAATTTGTTAATACATTATCAAAATTATCATTTATATATTTATCGTAAGTTTAATTTAAATATTATTATTTACATTAATTTATAATGAACGAAAATCCAGAACAAAATAAAAATAAACAAGAAGATTTATCCGGAGCAGAACAGGCTCCAGATTATTTAAAAGAATTTGAAAAGGTAATAAACGATTTATATAGAGATATCAAAACAACATTTCCAGAAGAAAAATTACAACCTTTAGAAGAAGAAAATGATTATTTAGAATTATATAATTATTGTAAATTACTATATCCTAAACATTTTTTTAATATTTTATATAAAAATGAAGATATATTTAAACAAGATGAAAATGAAAGCGAAGAGAATCAATTAAATTTTTTACCAAGCGTTGATTTTAAAAAATTATGGAATAGTAATATTACAGAGAAAACCAGAGAAATCATATGGAAATATCTACAATTAATTTTATTTTTAGTTGTGAATTCGGGTGATTCTGAAAATATGTTCGGTGAAGCAAGTGAATTATTTCAAGCAATAGATCAAGACGAATTTAAGTCAAAATTAGAGAAAACAATAGGTGAAATGAATGATATGTTTAATAATGAAGAAGATTCATCGGGTGTAGAATTACCTTCGGCGGAAGACATGCATTCTCATATAAATGGTTTATTAGATGGAAAATTAGGAGCATTGGCAAAAGAGATAGCAGAACAAACTGCAAAGGATTTACAAGGTTCATTGAAGGAAGACGATAATGTAGATGATGTATTTAAAAATTTATTGAAGGACCCCACATCATTAATGAAATTAATAAGAACAATCGGTAAAAAACTAGATGATAAATTTAAAAGTGGTGAACTTAAAGAAAGTGAGCTTTTAGAAGAAGCCAGCGAAATGTTGGAAAGAATGAAAAAAGTTCCTGGAATGAAAAATATAGATGAATTATTAAAAAAAATGGGAATGCCTGGAGGAGCTGGTAAAATGGCTTCGGGTGGAAAAATAGATTTAGGTGCTATGAAAAATAATTTAAACAAAAACTTAAAAAATGCAAAAATGCGAGAAAGAATGTTGCAAAAATTAGAAGAAAATAGAAAAGAAAAAGAAGAAAAAGTAAATGAAATTATAAATGCCGCTACTATATCAGATGATAAATTTAGTACAGGTGAATTAGTGGAAAAATCATTAGTATCTGATAAAAAAAAATCAAAAAAGAAAAAAAAGAAGAAGGGTGGAAACAAAAAGAAGTAAATATATTTTATTAACAAAAAAATAAAGAATCATATATATAATGACAACTAAATTTTGGATGAATGATCCTTCTATTTTAATAAACAAAGAACATATTTTTCAACTATGGCCTATGTCATTCATGTCGTTTAATGAAAAATTAAATTCATTGTCTAGATTAATTATTATATTCTCTTTGATGGGTGGTTTAATATTTAGGTCAATTAAAGCAATAACAACAGGAATTGTAGTATTATTTTTAATAGCTCTTTTAAAAGCAGGTAGCATATCTAATTTAACCGAAGGTTTTTCTAGTTTAGAGGATGCAGAAGAGGTGAATGAGAATATGGACAAAGAGGAAATAGACGATATTAAAATTCAAGTCTCCTCATATAAAAAACCAACCTCAAATAATCCACTCGGGAACGTATTATTAACAGAAATATATGATAATCCAGAACGAAAACCTGCGCCTCCCGCATTTTATCATGGGATGGATGAAGAAATTAAAAACAAAACAAAAGAAATGATAAAAGAAATAAACAAATCAAATGTTGATATTGAGAAAAAATTATTTCAAGATTTAGGAAATAATACTGTATTTGATTATTCGATGAGAAATTTTTATTCAACCGCAAATACAGAGATACCTAACGATCAAAATGCTTTCACTAAATTTTTATACGGCGATATGAAGTCAACTAAAGATGGTACTAAATAAATAAATAAAAAAAAAATATAAATAAAGATTATATATAAGAAATGTCATTATTAAGTGATTACATGTTTAATACTATGTCCAGAATGGGAAATGATGTATCTGATAAAAGTCAAAAGACCGTTCAAAATGTTAAGCAAGGCAATTATCAATTACATAATTATCATGCGGCAGACAGTGAAATGAAAACGGGTATATCATTTGCCCTTAAACAACCAAATGTTAACTATAGTGGAACCCATCAAACTTCTTTAAATGGTAGCAATATAGATGTAAATTCCCAATTGCTAATAGACAAAAATATGCTACACACTAAAGGAAAGGTTTCTTTACAAGAAAGACAATATTTATCAATACCTTATCTAGGAAAAGGAAAAGTAGATAGCACAATAGAGCATGGTTTATTTTTAGGGGAACGTGAAAGCAGTAGAAAAAGCTTATTAACTATGGCAGAAAAATCATTTATTTCATTAAATAATACTCCTATGATACCAGAAGTAGAACAAAATATTCAAAATCCAAAGAATTTAGTAGAGGGCGTAGCATCAAAAGGGTGGATTAGAGGTGGTTTACCAAGCAGAGAATTTAGTAAAAGACAAATTAATTAAATAGTTTAAATATATTCATATTAATACTATAATATGTATAAATATGAATTGTCTGTTAAATATAATGATGAAACAGAATATCAAGATGAACTCTTAAAAGTATTCAATGTAAAAGAATATAATGATGACATAATTGGTAAAACAAGAAAACTATTATATGAAGACCTTATTAAAAAAAAAGAATTCAATAATTTATTTGATAAAGCCTGTAAAATACTTAATAACTCATACGATGATAATGAATGGGGAATGTTAGTACTTTTATCATATGATCATTTTCATAAGTTTCATAGATGTATTCAATTGTTTTATCAAGAAAAAGATGATTTTATAAAAGAAATTAATTTATTAAATGAATCATTATAATATTTATTATTATTATAGAATATATGACATCTACAAGAAACAAAAATACAATAGGAAATTATCATTTAGAAGAAGAACAATTTAGGAAAATAAATGAACATGTAAATTATATTCATTCTTATAATGGACCTCCTCATAGTGTATCTATACCTAGCGGGGGTGTAGCTCCTCCAAGTAGAATGAACCGTGATTCTTTAAGTGAAAATTCTGTAGATATAGAGTCTTCATTATTAGGAATAGGTTCTACTAATTTAGTAAAAAATAAACCAAAAGTAGTTCCAAAAATAAATGATTTATCAACCACAACTTTTTTTGTTAGACCTCCTTTAATTATACCAGCACCTTTAGTAATTGAAGGGTATCAGAGACCTTTTCCAAATATTAATTCTTAATATAGTATAAATGGCTCTTACAAATATTAGAAACGAACCTTCTAGATTAGAATTAGAAATGAATCAGTCTACAGGAACTGGAAGATATATGTTAAATGTACCTGGACCTGGAGACCATATGCCTATGCAGGATGATCCATTCATAAGATTACAGAAATGGGGCGCTAACTATAGTCCAAATTTAATATATTTAGAAAACGAATTAAGAAATCAGAATCATAGATTGAATAGAGACGAATTAAAGTTTGTATATAATAAGGTAGCAATTAAAAAACCTAACTATAAGGCAGTAAACTCTAAAACAGAACAATCGAGAGCGGTTCTTCCAGCATGGGAATTATTAGATAAAGATATTACTAGATGGGATTATGTAGATAAAAATCCACAAAATAATGTATTTAGAACGTTTGAAAATAATATAAGCTCAAGAATAGAAGTTAAGGATAAGTATCTATAATTTTTTTTTTGATATTTTAGTGTTAAAATATCAAAAAATATAATTACATATATATAATGGAATATCCAATAGCAATTGCGGCTGCAGCAGGATTATATACAATAATGGACAGTAATAGGAACGATGATAGAAGAAAGGAATCTTTTTCAAATAGTTTTCCATCATCAACACCTAAAGCAAGGGGGGTACCTAAAAAAACTATATATGATTATGGTAGTAAAGATTTGGCTGCTAAAAATTATATAAATAAGAATGATGAAAGAGCATTTAATAGTGAATTTAATAATGATGCTTTAAAACGAACTAGTAAAACAGACGAATATTTTGATAATAGCGCAATAACATCTTTATCTGGAAATAATATAGATGAAAAAAACTTTAAGCATAATAATATGACACCTTTTTTTGGCTCTAAAATAAAAGGTGTATCTATAGATAATGATACTGTAGCAGAAAGTGTTTTAGATAACATGACCGGTTCTGGATCTCAAAATATGACAAAAGAAGAAATGGCACCTTTGTTTAAACCGCAGGAATCTATGCAATGGTCTCACGGAGCCCCAAATATGAATGAATTTATTCAATCTAGACAAGTAGTTAGTTTAAGACAAAATAATAATAAACCATGGGATGAACAACGAGAAAGTCCTGGGTTAAAAAATGGAGAAGGTTTTACGGGATATAATACAGGAATGGGAGCTAGAGAAGAATGGATGCCTAAATCAGTTGATGAATTACGTGTTAAAACAAATCCAAAATTAAGCTATGATTTAGACGGACATGGAGGACCCGCACTAGCTCCGATTAAAAATATAGGTATAGAAGGAAAAATGGAACAATACAAGCCTGATACATATTATATGAATGGTCCAGAGAGATATTTTACTACAACAGGAATAGAAAAAGCATCAACGAATAGGGCTCTTGAAATAATGCCTAATGTAAACAGAGTTGACACAACCACTCCATACAGTGGTAATGCAGGAGGAGGACATATGATAAAAGGAACTGCACCAGAAAATTATGCTCCAAGTATTAGGCCTCATGTATACGGAGATTCTTATGGTATTTCTACCGCAGTAAATGCTAATCCTACTACAGACCATAATAATGGTCGCGGTAGTCATGTTTCTTTACCTAATAATCGAAGTACGGTTGGTGAGGATGGAATATTTGGTGCAGCAACAGGACCAAATCCATTATTTTCTTCTATTAATTCATTAGTATCTCCTTTAATGGATATATTAAGACCTAGCAGAAAAGAAAATGTAATAGGAAATATAAGAATAAACGGAAATGTACAACGGGTTGGAGCAGGGGGTGAATATGTATATCAAACAAATAAACCAAAACCTACTATAAGAGAAACCGTAGGACAACAGCCTTATAATTTGAATGTTCAGAGAAATACGTTGCAAAATGGCCTTGGATATAATATAACAAATCAAATGGAAATGAATACACAAAGAACTAGCACAAATAGTGAAAATTATGGAAACGCTATGGGACAAGGAGGCATTCGTACAGCCGATGCAGAATATGCTCAACGTAATAATGTTAATAGAGACGTATATTCATTTACACCCGCTGGTAATACAGACCGATTTAATAATAAAATTAATGCAGATTTAAATACTCAAAGAAATACTGAAAATTATAGAACGAATACCACCAGCATTGGACCAGTCTATACTCCAAATATGCAAACTTATGGAGAATTACACGGCAGACAAGAACTCCCAAATAATTATAGCGACCGTATTGAACCTAATATATTAGAAGCATTCAAAAAAAATCCTTTTACTCAAAGTTTGAGTAGTTATTAAATAACTATAAAATAGTATTTAAATTATACCTATTAAATATTATTATATGGAAGAATTAAATATACACAGTGATATTAAAAAAAAATTAAACTATTTTATAAGTAAAAAAAAAATACCGCACATTATATTTCACGGAGAACATGGTTCAGGTAAACGTTCACTGTTAAAAGAATTTATAACCAATATTTATAATAAAGATAAAGAATTATTAAAAACATATGTAATTGTCATTGATTGTGGGCACGGAAAAGGTATTAAATTTATTAGAGAAGAACTGAAATTTTTTGCAAAAGCTAATATTCATAATTCACAAGAATTATTTAAAAGCATCGTACTTTTAAATGCGGATAAACTTACAATAGATGCACAATCTGCATTAAGAAGATGCATAGAATTATTTAGTCATACAACTAGATTTTTTATAATAGTTGAAAATAAATATAAGTTATTGCGACCCATTTTATCAAGATTTTCAGAAATATATGTTCCATTACCTTTAATACTAAATAAAGAAACCAATTTACATAAATATAATATTAAAAAAACATTCGATTTATCATCTTTACATAATCAAAAAAATACTTATCTTAAAAATGTTATAAAAAAATTTAATAAAAATACAGATACATTAGAATTATTTAGCACTGTAGAAAAATTATATAATAAAGGTATTTCAGCATTAGATATAATAGAATATATTGAAAAAACCTTTCCTTTAAATAAAAAAAATTTATCTTTATTATTAGAAATCAATAAAATTAGAAAAGAAATTAAAAATGAAAAAACAATTATGTATTTTATTATATTAATTTCCTTTATACGTTATAATTATAATTTAGAAAATATTACATTTATGTAAATGGACGATTATAATATCAATAGTTTAACCGAATCAAGAAACGAATGGACTGCGAGATTAGTTACTATTTTATATCCTTTTATCATTGAAGGATTTAAATCTATTTACGGTGATGCATACAAGTTATGCATTGAAAACGACGAAGAAGAAAAATATTTAATGACTTTTCAAAATTTATTATCTCAAATTCCAAAATGGAATACTGAACTTATCGAAAATGAAGTAAGTCGTATAAAAAATAACAGTAAATGTGGTTATATTGAAGATTTAATAACTTGCGTACACATAATTCAGTTAAAGGCTTTAACGTGTGTTAGAGTTGGGCAAAATCAAAAAAAGGTTGATATTGCGGTTCCTGATTTTAATAATTTTATCCATAAAATTTATATTTTGACCGCTAGAAAATTGTACAGTAATATTTATTTATTTCAAAAGAATATTAGTCCACTTGAAGTTCAAAAACATAACCGTGAAATTGAACTAATTGTTAAAGAATGTATATTATGCGCCATTAGAGATACCATACCTCTAGAAGAAATATTACGTTCTTATTTAGATGAGGTAATAGAAGAAAATGTAGAGGTACAAGAAGAAATAATTCCTATAGAAGTCGAAAATAATGAAGAAGATAATATGAAAATACAGGAAACTATGGTAGACGAAAAGGAAAATAATACTGAAAAAGTAAATGAACCTGAAAAGGAAAAGGAAAAATCTTCTAATAATATTATTATTGAACAAATAACGGATGACAACGACACTTTTAAAATTAAAAAAGATGATAATTTAGTAATTGATGATGGTAATTATGGAGTTATGTTAGATGTTAATGATTTAGTTTCAAACAAACAAGATGATGATGAATCAAAGAAAGATAATTTAACAGAAGATACTGCAAGCATTATAAATCCTATAGCAAATGAAGTGCAAGAAGGGGGTGTATCTTTTTCAAGTGATGTAAATTTTAATGAAGAAGATGATTACAATGATAAACTTAAAATTTCTGATTCAGCCATTGAACTTGATAATATAGAAACATTAGATGATCCCGCATTAAACAATATTGAAATTTTAGCATAATTCGTAAAATTGCCATTAATGTAGTATAATTATACATTAAATGAAGGATATACTAATTTTAAGTATAGCTATATCATTGGTTTTCTTTTTTGTTAGAGCAGGTGAATTAAAATTAGTTAAAAAACAAGAATTAGATATTAAGACTTTAGCTATGGATTCTATTTATGTTTTTATATCATCTAGTTTTGCTCAATTAGCTATGACTCAAGTAGGTGATTTAGAAAATTTTTCTTCGGTTTTGTCAGGGGGTGGTGAAAGCAGTCCTGCATCTATACCTGGCGTTTTTACAAACAATCCTGAATTTTAATAATATATTTTAATAAATAAACTATATTATTAATTTACACACAAACTGGAAATTTATCTATATTTATAATTTTAACTTTTTTATTAAGTTTTTTCTTTGAAATTCTATAGTTATCAAACATAATTCTATCTAATTGTTTTTCCGGTATATGATTATGAACGCTTCTTGTTATCATTTTATATAACTTAAATTCGGGATACCTTTCTTCACCATTATTTTTATATAATACATTTTTATTGCAATCATCACTGCACCATTCTAATATTAAGCATTGTAAATCATCACATTCATCCCTTTCTTTTATCATTTTAATATTGTCTATAAAATAATCGAATAAAGAGCAACCAAATCTACATAAATCAAAACTTCTATTTGGGTTAACCACTTTTTTTTCTTTATTGAAATATGGTTCACAATTAAACTGAGTAGCCGCATCTCCATCGAATGAAAAACTATCACTAAACATCGTCTTACCTTTAAATTTATAAATGGCTCTTCCAAAATCTATTATCTTCCATATTTTTCCATATGTAGGAACCTTATATGTTTTTCCATTATATCCATAATAAATATACTGCTTATCTGTATCAACATACATTATATTATTAGTATGCAAATCGTTATGTGTAAAGTCAAACAATTTTTGATACGTAATAAGCGTAAATATTATTTGCAATAATATAGATTCCCATTCGGATGCCTCTAAATCGTTCTTTGTCATATAAGAATCTAACGTACTTGCACACTTTTCCATAACTATTAAATTTATTGGAAAATTTTTAATATAAGCAAAAATTTCTTGCTCTTCCACCGAAGACTCTTCGCTTTCATAATCGCTTTCATCATCTTCATCATTGTCTTTTTCATCATCTTCATTATCTGTATCCGTATATGAAGACCTTGAAGAACAGGTTGAACCAGTTAAACTTGAAGACACTGAATCTTTACTTTTATTATTTGAAAGAATAATGTCATTTAAACTTATATCAGGTAGACTATTTATAGTTATATCTTGAGATTTTTCTGGTAAATTGCACGATATATCTAAAATATTCAAACATATGTCATTACTGCTATCTAGTATATTTATTTTTTTTTTATTACCATTTGAATCATAATTAGATAACTCATCATAAAAACTTTCATCAATTGTAAAATGTTTTTTTTTATTTTCATGAAATTCTTCTGATTCATTTAAAAAATCAATATCTTCATAAATATTTATTTTCATATTTTTATGATTTGCTAAATAAGAATTATAACACAGTGTTCCATTTATAAAATTATAGTCTTCCAATAATTTACTAGTTAGAAATACAAAGAATCCATCGGTATATGCACAATTATTTTTATCTGTAATTTTTTTGTGTATTTTATCATCGTTAAATTTTGGCAAATTAAATAAATTTTCATCAAAATTATATTTACCTACCATATATTTTATAGGGTCAAGAATAGGAGCAAATTTAATAAAAACCTCTTTTGTTAATTTTTCATTATTTTTTTTAATTAAACATAAATATGTATTATAGGTGAATTTTTTAACAATGCTTAATATATCATTTGATTGATTTAAGGTTATTTCATTGTAATTTTTTTCATCTAATATAAAAAAATTATTATATATAGGGTTGTAAAATTGTATATTTTCTACATCTAAATAATCACTGTTTAATAAAGTGTTTGCTACTTTATAATTTATTTCAACTTGTTCGTTCATTGTTTTATTTTATAAATATTTATTTAGTTTTATTTAAACTAATTTTGCGTTTTATTAACTTTCTTTTTTTTATATAGAAATATAATATGACACTAGAGTTAAAAAAATTTAATATGAGAAATATAAAATTTGAAGCTAAAAAAGATAGTTGTGGTCCTGTAATTGTATTAATTGGTCGTCGTGATACAGGAAAATCATATTTAGTAAGGGATATTTTATATTATCAACAGGATATTCCTATAGGTACAGTTATATCAGGAACAGAGGCTGGTAATGGGTTTTATTCTAAACATGTGCCAAAATTATTTATACATGATGAATATAACAGCGCTATAGTAGAAAATATACTTAAAAGGCAAAAACAAGTTATTAAACAAATAAAAAAAGAAACCGAGGCATATAAAAGATCTAATATAGATGGTCGTACTTTTGTAATTTTAGATGATTGTTTATATGATGCTGGTTGGACAAAAGATAAAATGATGAGATTGCTTTTTATGAACGGTCGTCACTGGAAAGTCATGTTGATTATTACTATGCAATATCCATTAGGTATTCCTCCAAATTTAAGAACAAATATTGACTATGTATTTATTTTAAGAGAACCCTATATCGCAAACCGTAAAAGGATATATGAAAATTATGCTGGTATGTTTCCAACATTTGAATCTTTTTGTCAAGTAATGGACCAATGTACAGAAAATTATGAATGTTTGGTAATTAACAACAATTCAAAAAGCAATTCATTAAAAGAGCAGATATTCTGGTATAAAGCCGAACCACATGGAGAATTTAAACTAGGTTCTAAAGAATTTTGGGAATTATCAAAAGATCTTAATTCCGACGAAGAAGATGAGTCCTATGATCCTAACGCATCCAGAAAAAAATCATCGGGGCCAAGAATTAATGTTAAGAAATCTAAATGGTAAATTAAAAATTTAAATTAGTTTTAATGTATAATACTAATTTAAAATCCAGAAGTACAAGGCGCATAAGAACCTTGAGATACTAATAATGCTGTAGTTGAACCAGCAACAATTAATGTTATAATCCACCCTGCTAATGTTTTTACAAAAATCATTTTATTTATTCCAGAACATTTCTTAGGGTCTTCTAATAATGCAACACCTACTGTAGCCCCAACTTGACAATGTGTCGTAGATAAAGGGATTTCAAACCTACTCCCGGTTATTATAACTAACGCAGAAGCTAACTCAATCGAAATACCTCTAGATGGCGTAATTTTACACATTTTTACTCCGATTGCCTTTATTATTTTATATCCGTATAATGCTAGACCTGCTGAAATACCAATACCTCCAAGTGCCAAGATCCAATATGCGTCTTTACCTAATTCATTTTTTTCAGCAAGAACATCATTATTATAAATAGTATATATAGTAGCAAATGGCCCTACTGCGTTAGCTACATCATTCGCACCATGACTAAATGAATCACATATAGCTGTAAATATTTGTAAAAATTTAAAAAGTTCCTCCGTTTTTTCATCAAATTTTTCGGCGTTTTCATGAATAGTTAAAACAACATCACTGCTGTTAACTGCATTATTATAAAATTCTTCACTAGCCTCTACATTAGAATGAATTGTCTTTTTAACAGAAAGTTCTAATTCAACATTTTCAACATTTTCAACAGATTCAGCATTTTCATTTGCTTCAGATTTTTTAAATCTATTTTCTACTATAACCTTGGCTTTTTTTATTAATAACAGTGATAACAATCCAGCTCCTCCACCAAGTCCAAAAGACCACGCACATGCTATTCCAAATGGAGTATCGTTTAACCCTAAACCCTTAGCCCCTTTATATATGATATAAAATGTATTTAGCGTCACGCAAGAACCTGTAATAATAGGAAAAACATATATACTCATATTAAAACTGTTTTTTAATCTCAACAATCCGCCGCGAAGTCCTCCAAATAATAAACTAGCTAGTGCTGCAGAAAATAATGGAGAAATGACCCATGATAAAACAATACCACCTACACCTCCGATATATGGAAAAGATTCTTTTTTTTCATACCATATAACACATTCAGGTCCTTTTAACGCTAGCGTCATGCCTATCATAGAACCTACACAAGAATGTGTAGTAGATACAGGCATTTCATATTTTGATGCAATAAAAAGCCAACAACCAACTGAAAAACAAACCCACATACAACCATACATTAAAACATACGGTTCGTCTTCAAAACATTCATAATCTGCAATACCTTTTCGTATGGTATTTACAACGTGCCCTCCCATTAGAATCGCACCACTACTTTCAAAAATAGCTGCCATAATAACAGCATTTTTTATAGTTAACGATTTAGAACCTATGGATGTAGCAAACGCATTTGCCGCGTCATTTGCTCCAATACCCATTGAAGCAAAGTAAGAAAATGCGCCACCTACAACTAGAACCCATAAATACATTATTCCGTATATTATAACTAAAAAAATGTTTAAATAGATTAAAGAAAAATATATACTCATTTTTGTAAATTATTGTTATGTTTCTTGAATCTGCATGACAACTATTAGCTATTAATTCCATACGACATTTATTGGTGTTTCCCATTCTGTATATGGAATTGCCTTACTGGTAGGTTTATCTAAAGATATTCAAGAGAATCTTATCCGAAAATTTAATTTGAATGATTGTATAGATGATTATATATCAAGCGAAGAGGTTAGTTTTGGTAGGCCATATCCATATATGATTCATAGGTTAATGGAAAGAAATAATATCATGAATGTTAACAGTGTTTTAAAATTTGGTGATAGTCGCAATGATGTTTTGGAGGGAATTAATGCAGGTTGTTTATCTTCGGTAGGAGTATTAAGTGGTGCAGGAACTAATGAACATTTAAAAGATGCGACATATATTTTAAATAGTATAATGGAAATAGAATAACTATGTGCGACGAACCTGATAAAAAGCGCTGCTATCATCCTCATCCAACTCTCTCTGCTCTCTTTCTAGTTCAATAATTCTCCTCCTCTCTCTCATTCTCCTCTCCTCTCTCTCCTCTCTGCTCGGTGCTTTCCCTCTCAGCGCCTCCTCCTCCTCCTTCCGCTGGCGAATAACGGCGAGCCGCGCCGCCGCCCTCTCCTGCTCCTCCGGCGAGAAGCCCCTCCCCCCCCCACTTCTCCTCCCCTTCGTTCTCTTTTTCCTAAACATTTTCCTACGATTCTTTGTCTTTCTTACCACTTTTCGTCTTTTTACACGAGAAGTATTCTTTCTTATTCTGCGACGAGTTAATTTCATATATATATTTACACTATATTAAAATACTTATTGTCTAAAATCTCTCCAACTTTTAAATTTTAAAATGGAACAATAAATTTCCAAGGGTTTAAAAAAAAATTGAAACATATATTTTAAGTATTAAAATATACAATCTGAAAATGGAACCAACAATTCAAACTGACTTGTTTAACGAAATACAAAAAAATCTTTTTACACGATTTAATCGTAAATTTTCATTACCTAAAAAAGAACCAGAAAATTTAGTTAGTCGAGAAGAAATGGCTTTCGAGTTGTATAACTGGTATACATTTTGGAAAACCGAACGACCTGATTTAAATGATCCGAATATCACTATTACTGAAAAAAATATAACGTTGTTTATGAAAGCTCAAATATGTGATAGTTATATTATGAGAGTATATGAGACAATTAAATACCAAGGATTATTGGAGGATTTCCAAAAATTATGTGATGAAGCATGTTAAATAATATGTATTCCTTACTCCCATACAACATTTATTGGTGTTTCCCATTCTGTATATGGAATTGCCTTACTGGTAGGTTTATCTAAAGATAGTAAAGTGTTTAATGCTTGCTTCCTTCTTTCTAATGGAAAAAGATTTATACTTAGTTTTCTTGAATAAAATTTCCACGCCCATTCAAATTTTAACGCCTCAGACCACGTAGGAAATCCCTCTACATAACAAGCCCGTCTCCAGGTTTCTCCTTTGTTTACTTTCATGGTGGTAGCTCTTGCGCCTCCTTTAATTTCTCCGTTGTGTTGTCTTAACCGATGTTCTAAATCTACGGTTGCTCCCACATAAGTGGCATGACTAGTTGATTCTAATAAATAGACATAATATTTATTCATTCTATTTATTATACTAAGATTTATTAATCATTTTCATATAAGGGTGTGGGAGGATTAAAATCTCTTGTTCTAACATTAACATCATCATTATCAGATAAAAATATACTTAAAAAAAATCCTAGTGTTAAGGATTGATAAACAAATAATACAGGAACACAACTTTCTAAAAACGTCATATATTTATTATATTTATTATATTAAGTATTTTAATTAATTATTCCAGTTCATAACCAGAAAGTTTCATCATTTCTTGTGTAATTTTATCAAACTTTTTTATTTTATCTTCTAGCCCCTTTTTTTCTTTTTCTAATTTACAAATTTTTTTACTGGATTGTTGTACGAATTCATTTGCTTGTGCAGCTTCCGCCAAGGCTTCTTCTTTTTCTAAAAGAATATCCTTTAATTGTGATTGCATACTTTGATTTTTCTGTTTTTCCAATTGAAACGCTTCATGTTGCTTTCCCAGTTGAATTTTCATATGTTTCATCTCTTTTAATGCTAATACTAACTCATCTCCAAGAAGTCCTTCATTATTGACCGGGGGTTCTTTGTTAAGAGTTTCCAAATATTTCCTATGATTTTTCGTTTTACAATGCTGGAATTTGAAAGAGTTTTTATTTCTATGAATGGTATTTGATTTAATACAATTACACCTTATTCCGCATTCAGAAAATTCCGTCCATTTATATTTTTCTAAATAATCTATGTATGTTCCATCCTTAAATGTTGGTTCATATACAATAGGTGCTTTCACTAACGTAGACATTTTAATAATAAATTATTTGTTTATTATTAAATCAATTTTTAATCAGTAATAGGGGGTTCGGTGGTATCCCCCGATTTAGTCTACATTATCTAATTTATCTCCGTCTTTTTTATCTTTGTCTCCCTTAAGAATAACATTTTCTGTATCAAATAGTTCTTTCTTGATGTCAGCCATGGATACTTCATTATCTTGACCATTTGTCACACTATAAAGATTACCATCTTTATCAACATTTTGCGTTAGTTTATTATTAGACTCTAAGGCGTTCTTTTTATTTTCTTCGATCGCATTTTTCTTTGCAGTTTCAACACGTGCATTAAATTGCATTTTTGCCTTAGTTTCATTCTTTTCTTTTTCATGCATTAGCTGATTTAATTCATCTTCTAGATATTCAACTTTTCCAGTTTTGTAAGCATCTGGTTCCCATGGCATCCAAAACCCTACAGGACCTACATAGACATCATGATTAGGGTCCATTTCTCTTAGCAATTTGCATCTCAATTCTGCTTCTGATTGAGTTTCAAAAACACCTCTAACTTTAATTCCTCTAGTAGTGGTTCGAAAATTATTCATTTCATTAAATTCTTTTTCTATGGTTTTTTCATTCGCATCGACAAAATTTTTATAATCATCGGATATTGTGCATTCATTTAAATTATTACTTTCTTCTTTTACAAAATCTTTCAAATCATTTTGTAAATCTTCCGCATTTAAATTATATTTATAACTAATAAAATTAGTAAACTGATTATATTTAGAGAAACTTTTTTCGAAATCCCAATTCTTTAGGAATTTTTCAAAATAAAATAATTCTTTATTCCTAAGAATTTTTTCAGGAGAAACAAAAGAAACGCATGCAAATTTTTGACCAGGCAATGGGGAATCCTCGTGTAATAAATCAACTAATTTAGGAGTAGTACTTTCCATATAGATATATTTATGATTTATAATTTATATTCTTTTTTATAAATATTTTTTATCTTAATTAATATTATAATATGAATCAATTAGATCTAGGAGAACTCGTAAAACGTGCGATTAAATATCTCGTTGAAGGTATAATGGTTGCTATTGTAGCATCGGTTGTTCCTAAGCAACAACTTAAGATGGAAGAAGTAGGTTTAATCGCTTTAACTGCTGCGGCAACATTCTCTATTTTGGATACTTACGTGCCTTCGATGGCCGTATCTGCTCGCTCGGGTGCCGGATTTGGTATTGGCGCGAACCTTGTAGGATTCCCCCGTTAAGGGTTTTCTCGTTAAATAAACATATGATATACGTATAATTTAACATATGTTTTTTTTTACAATGTAGGTATAAAATTCCAATTTAATTCTTTACAAATTTTTTTCCATATATCATCCTGCTCTATTCTTTTTTCACGATCTTTTAAAACTGGAAAATAAGGTAAGAATTCTCTTTCATTTAATAATTCACATAATTTTGAAATAGTATAATAATAATTTAAAAAATTAACTCGCCCATCTGGACAATATTTTGCATATGGAGCTTGGATTTCCATAAATAAATTACATAATTTATCTTCTAATTCTGGGCTCATTATCGGAGGTTTTATTCCTAATTTTTCTTTTATAAAAGGTATATGTTCGTAATATTTACTATAACCCAATTTTTTCAAAATATCTTTAGCTCTTTTGTTATTTAATTGTTTTATATCAATTCTTTCTTTTTTCATTTGAGTTATTATATCTTTAATTACTTGGTCGGGTATTTGTGTAGATTCTTTTGCTTGAAACTGTGCAAGAATTTCCCTAAAATGATTAATTCTTTTGTATGCATAAAAACAAACTTCTTTAGGAGGTTCTTTATAGGATGGTTTTTCATTTTCAATTAAAAAAGGAAAATGTTTTCCACATTTTATATTATTGCAAACCATAATTCCTTCATGTTCTACAGGTATAATCTCTCCATTATTACAAATTTTACAAACGTCGGTATTTAAAACAAAATTATTAATATCTATAAGTGAATCATCAATATTTCTAAGATAACTTTGTAAATCACTATTTGCATTTTTATAGTTTTTATCATCCTCATTTTTTATATTGAAAAATGAATTCAAGGTTTTTACATTTGTAGCAGCATTTCCATTTTCTATTTCTTTTTTGTTTTCAAAATATTTAAAAATATATTCTGAATTGTTTAAATAATATTGTTTTTCTTTATTTTTAATAATTTTAATTTCATTTATAGTTTTTATATATTCGTCTTTAAGTTGCAGTTTTTGTTCTAAAGTAATATTGTTTGAATTTATTTTTTTTTCTAATACTTTTTTCTTTTTTTTTAATTTTGGAATAATCTTTTCATTTTTATTTTTAAATTCGCTGCATATTTCTTCATGTTTTTTATCTAAAGTTATTGTATCTTTTTCGTTAACAATAATTTTTTTTGTAGTCTTGGGTTTAAAATTAGGCATATATAAAATTTAGATTTATATATTTATATTTTAATTATCTTTTAAGAATAATTCTTACTTTATTTTTCTAATATTTATGTTAATGGATATTACAATACCAAACAATTTAACTAAGGACTTTATGAATGATGAAAAGTTTAAGAAAATGATTTTTATTTATAATGCTTTAGAAAATGGATGGACTATTACAAAAAAGCAAAATAGATATATTTTTAAAAAATTACATGAAGGTAAAAAAGAAATATTTTTGGACGATTATCTTAAACGATTCATGGAAGAGAATTTTGACATAAATAATTTTATAAATACTATATAAATTAAAATAAATTAAAATCTCATTTTTTTTTCTTTAGCAATATTATAACCTATGGGAGGAGGACTAATGCAACTCGTAGCCTACGGCGCTCAAGATGTATATCTTACTGGCAATCCACAAATTACTTTCTGGAAAGTGACTTACAGACGCCATACTAACTTCGCGATGGAAGCCATCGAACAAACTTTCAACGGCCAAGCTGATTTCGGCCGCCGTGTAACCTGCACCATCTCCAGAAATGGTGATCTTGCTTACCGCACATACCTTCAACTAACTCTACCTGAGATTTCAAGCGACCATGCTAGCTACGCCCGCTGGCTTGATTTCCCTGGACACCAACTAGTCTCGCAAGTCGAGATTGAAATTGGTGGCCAACGCATCGACCGCCAATACGGCGACTGGATGCACATCTGGAACAGCCTCACTCAATCCAAGGAACAAGAGGTTGGCTACAACAACATGGTAGGACAAACCACCGCTCTTACCTACATCACCGACCCTGATTTCGCTGAGGTAGACACTCCTTGCTCGTCCACCGCGCCTCGCCAAACCTGCGCGCCTCGCAAGGCTCTTCCTGAGACTACTCTCTACGTTCCTCTTCAATTCTGGTACTGCCGCAACCCTGGTCTTGCTCTACCCCTAATTGCTCTTCAATACCACGAGGTAAAGATTAACATCGACATCCGCCCTATTGATGAGTGCCTCTGGGCCGTATCTGACCTTACCGGCACTGCCAGTGCCCCTAAGGCGACCTCGGCTTACAGCCAATCGCTTGTAGCTGCTTCGCTTTACGTTGATTACGTCTTCCTTGACACCGATGAAAGACGTCGTATGGCCCAAAACCCTCATGAGTACCTCATCGAGCAACTTCAATTCACTGGTGATGAGTCGGTCGGTTCGTCCTCGAACAAGATCAAGCTTAACTTCAACCACCCGTGCAAGGAACTCATCTGGGTTGTACAACCTGATTCCAATGTTGACTACTGCGCTTCCCTTGAAGCTGGCGAGTCTCTCTACAAGCTTCTCGGCGCCCAGCCATTCAACTACTCCGACGCCTATGATGCTCTCCCTAACGCGTTCCACGCCTTCGGCAGTGAGACCGGTCTTGAGACCATGATCGGCGGCTCGGGCTTGTTCGACCAACCTAACGCCCTTGAAGCGAGTGTCAGTGCTGGCACCGCCTCGATTCTTGAGGACGCCAACAACGATTCGCCTACTGAAGGTTCGGCGGTATCGGATGCGGGCACCTTCGTACTCGCGGAAACCGCTCTCAACATGCACTGCTGGGGACAAAACCCTGTTGTCACCGCTAAGCTTCAACTTAACGGCCAAGACCGCTTCTCGGAGCGTGAGGGTACCTACTTCGACCTCGTACAACCTTTCCAACACCACACCCGTACCCCATCCACCGGCGTCAATCTCTACTCGTTCGCCCTCCGCCCTGAAGAACACCAACCTTCGGGCACCTGCAATTTCTCGCGCATCGACAACGCTACCCTTCAACTTGTTCTCTCGAACGCTACCGTTGAAGGCACCTCGACTGCTAAGGTCCGCATCTACGCTGTTAACTACAACGTACTTCGTATCATGAGTGGTATGGGTGGTCTTGCATACTCCAACTAAATCTTTTACTTTTTATTTCTTCGTATAAATAATTATTAATTAATACTTATTTTAATTAATAATTATGAAATTTTATTTAAATACTTTTAAATTTCCAACGGTTAAGGTTAAAATTACTAATGAACACGATGAAGATGATAAATCATTCTATAAGGTTATTAATAAATGGTGGAAATTTTATAAAAAAAAAAAACATTTCCATTTTATTTTTGATTTTACAGAATTAAATCATTGTAATCTAAAACTTATACCAATTTTTATAAAAAATCAAATGGAATTAAAAAAACAAGAAACTCATTATTTAGATTATAGTATAGTTGTATTAAATAATAAACTATTAATAAATATCTTAACAAAACTATTAAATATAATAACACCTATAGGAGTTCTATATATTACCAATAGTTTGGATAATTCTAAAAACTTAGCAAATTATTTAAATAGCCCCTTTACCAGCAGTCAGTTTATTGAGACTTTTTTATTTGTACAAAATATAACTAAGATTTAATATTATTTATATATATATGAATCATGTTTTCGATTTATTTAATAATATATACATAGAAACCACTGACCCATCAACAAATTACACAAGATTATTTTCTTATGATGTTGTAATAAGTATTTTATTTCATGCGGTTTTTTATGTAGTAATTGTATACATTATATCTTTTATATTCAATACTAAAATATCAAATAATAGTTATATGAAACTGTTTTTTATTTTAATATTAGTAATGGTAAGTGGTTATGTATTAAGACTTTCTAGAGTTAAATCTCTCCACGATTTAGATCCAGAACTTGTTAAAACATTTAGACAAGCTTACTTTACCTTTTATTTCTTTGCATAAAGTATATGTATTTAATATCAAAGGAAAAAGACATTATATTAATAAGTTTTTTAACTTGTATTTTTATTTATTATAGAAATATAGATTACTATTATGTTTTTCCAAAGGAGAATATAATAACATCCATAATCATTTTTATATGGACCTACTTATCTATGACTTATCACTGGTTTATTATAGTAGGGCTTGTTATAGCTAATATTATAGATAGATACAAACTAATATAATATTTTATTAACAGCAAAAAAATAGTTTAAATATATCATTATTTTGGGGTTCAATACAGTGTTGAAACAAAAATAATGTATAATAATATAAAAAAATACAATCTATTATCTCGTTTAATTCAGTGAAACTTATATTTTCGGAGCCTGAATTCCCCGTGATTCTAAAAAACGATTTAGTTGAGTTTTAAGTTCTTTAATTTGCGTTAATCTATCTCTTATTTTTACGCATCTTTCTGATTCTAAAACTTTTTGATATTCTAAACATTTATCAGTTAATTCTTTATGTAAGACTACTTCATGTTTAAGTTGTTCATTTAAGTCAACTAACGTATTAAATTGTTGTTCTATCGTATTATCGTAGCGGTCCATAAAATTATTAACAGCCAATTTATTTGCTTCATTTGTTCTTACATCTTTTTCTAATTTCTTATTAATAGTCGTTCTAACCGTTAAATCTTTCTGTATTTCACGTAAGTATTCATCTATTTCATCAGGCTTATACTTTATTAGTTCTGAAACCTTAATATCCATGTGTATATTTTGCTTATATTTATTATTTCACAAAAATAATAAATATAACTATTTAAAAATACTGTATAATACAGTATATATGCTATATCAAATTAGCTGGAGTATGTATGCAGACAAGAAGGTCGAATGCAACAAGCTTTTCGCCGCTATGACGCCAGAAGATGACGTAAAAGATGCGGGCGAGAAAGTCAAGATAATTGGTCGTTGGCATCAGCTTGGAGGTGGAAAAGGTGTTTGCATTTGTGAAACCGATGATGACAAGGCTCTCGCATCATGGATGCAAAACTGGCAAGGAATGTGTGATATTACGGTTTATCCTGTTATTGATGACAAGGATACTCGTGAAATCCTTCGTGCTAAGCTTACTCCGCCATCAAGCGATTAACTTAAACGGTTGAATCGTTTTGACTTTCTGCTTCCGCTTCTGCTTCCGCTTGTTCTTCACTAGTGACAATTTCATTTGATATTATTTTAATTCTATTCAAACATCTTTCAGAAAAATTCTTATTTTGCTCTAAGAATTTTCCCAATCTTTCTATGTAAGAATTGAATTCTAAGGTAAGTTTTTGTTTTTGACTTTCTAGGTTCATAATTAAATTGCCAACACTAAATCCACGGGATTCTCTTTCTGTTGCTCTAGAAATCTTATCATCAAATGAACCAATATCATCAGCTAACTCTCTTAAATTACTAGTAGTACAATTTATCAACGCGAATATTTCATTCATATCATATTTGGCATAAGGATCTTCTATTTCTGCTGCTTCTCCTTCAACGGGTTGTCCTAGAGCATCTAATGCACTTGGATTTGGTATCATTTTAGGAGGATATGGAGTCATATTTCTAAATTTTCGCTCTTTTACTAATTCTTTTGTGGAACCATCCGGTATTTCTTCAATTGCTAACGCATTTTCAATAATCCCATCACAGTATTTGTAAAGGTCTCCGTAAAGTTTTTTAATATAAACATCTTTCATGTGAACAAAAAAATCCAGGTCAATTTCCAACGAACTTTTTTGGAATCCAAGAGTATCAAGAGAAGTTCCTACATCATAACCACGTTCCGCATCACTTATAACTTCTTTTTCAAAATCTTTTATCGATAATATATCGCTTTCTAAATTTCCTATATATTTATCCATCTCTGCATACTTCGCATTAATTACGTTTAAAGTTGTATTATAACTATCCGAATCTATTTGATTTCTTAGAGTTGTATCTGATGGTTGTATAGCGGTCATTTATAGTATGTTTTATGATAATTATTTTTACAAAAAAAATAATTATAATACAAAACTTAAAAACAATTCAATGTGTATTTATTATATGCGGTCGATAATTATTGCATTGTTTATGATTCCAGTATCAAATGCATTGTGGCATTTCTTTTTTTACCAACCATATATGAAAGAATTTAACGATTTTGTTAATAAATATAATAAAACATATAATACCTGGGATGATTACTTAAAAGCATATGATATTTTTGAAATGAACTATATTGTTATTAAGAACATGAACTATAACTATAACTATTTAAATCTAGAAATAAATGAATTTTCGGATATTCATCCAAAAGATTTTCACATGAAAAAAAAGGGATATTCTTCACATAAACAGAAAACTGGCTCATGTGAATCATTTGTTTTTAAAAATAACACATTACCTTTATCGGTTGACTGGCGAAATGAAAATGCAGTAACACCTGTAAAAAATCAAGGGCAATGCGGAAGCTGTTGGAGTTTTTCAGCGACGGGTGCAATGGAAGGTGCCTGGGCTATATATAGTGGAGATTTAGTTAGTTTATCTGAACAACAACTTATGGATTGTTCTAAAAAATACGGTGATTTCGGATGTAATGGAGGACTTATGGATAGTGCGTTTGAATACGCCATAGATAATGGTATGTGCTCAGAAGATGAAGATCCTTATAAAGGAAGTACCGATAGTTGCATTACTCCCTCGTTAGATTGTGATAGGGTTGCAAAATTTTCTCATTGTGTAGACATAGATTCAGAAAATGAACTAGAGTTAAAAGAGGCGGTTTCACTAGGCCCTGTATCCGTAGCAATTGAGGCAGATACTTCTGTATTTCAGTTCTATTCAGGAGGTATTATTAAAAGTAGTAATTGTGGAGAATCTTTAGATCACGGTGTTCTTGTAGTCGGTTATGGAGAAGAAGATGGAGAAAAATACTGGATTGTTAAAAACAGTTGGGGTGAGTCGTGGGGAGAAAATGGTTATGTTAGAATAGCTAGAACAGACAGCGTATCTGATTCAGGTGTATGTGGTATTGCACTCCAAGCATCATATCCAGTTGTTTAATTATTATTTCAATAAAATATTATTTATACATAAACAATATTTTATATATTTAAGATATATGTTTCCACAAATAAAAAGTGTCTCACCAAAAATTATAGAACGTAAAAAAGAAAAGAAAAAAGAAAAGAAAAAAGAAAAATTAAAAAAGTCTATAATATTTTGTAGTATATGTCTGGAAGAATTACAAAATGCAATACTAGATTATTCTATTACTAGATGTAATCATAATTTTTGTACTAGTTGTTTACTAAAACATATAAAATATAGTGAATTTTGTCCTTTATGCAGAACAAAGCTTGCAGAAGGTAATAAAAAATTTAAATTAGATTTTAATGTTTCTGAGGTGATAGTTAATAAAGAATTAGACTATTATGATAGTTATATAGAAGAAGGTATCTCATATACGATTAATACGGTAAAATACCATATGGAAAACAACACTTTCACTTATGCAGTAAGAAGGGAAATTCATAATGAATTATATAAAATGTTTCAAAATTTTGGAATGGGTGTCTGCTTAAATGTAAACACTACTTTTAAAAACTTAAATGTTTTTAATACAGGTAGTCCTATTCATAGAACGAATAGTGTATTTGATTTAAGTAATGTTAATATAAATCTTGAAAATACAATTGTCTCTTATAATGATGTAGCGTAATGTATATAAAAACACACATACATTTTTATTATGAATGAAAAAACCATTATTACAATTATAGGCATTATAGGTTCAATCGGAATAAGTATAAGTTTAATTCCACAAACATATAAATCCTGGACAACAAATGATATTAGTTCATTATCTATTAAATATATATTTATTACACTAATTTCTTCTTTATTTATGATAATATATTCTACGTATTATCTAGTTTATCCTATGATAATAGCAAATTTATCTGTTTTAGGAAATACTTGTATACTTTTGCTACTTTATCATAAGAATAAATGCTGTTTACCTCGTTAATTTAATTTTAAAGGTATTTAAAAATATAATATTTCTATATATTATAATGCAGATTTTTGTAAAAACGCTAACTGGTAAAACCATAACTCTTGATGTAGAACCATCTGATACAATCGAAAATGTAAAGCAAAAAATTCAAGATAAAGAAGGTATTCCACCAGACCAACAAAGACTTATTTTTGCAGGTAAGCAACTAGAAGATGGTCGTACACTTTCAGATTACAATATTCAAAAAGAATCTACTCTCCATTTGGTTCTACGTCTTCGTGGAGGTTAAATACATATTAAATATAATAATATATATAATATGTATAATGCAATACACCTACAAGGAATTTACTATCTTTATTGAAAAAACTTGGTGCGGACTATTAAATATTTATAATCCATATAGTGACCCATGGGACATAAATATAACAAAAAGTGTTCCTAGTTTTGATTTACAAGCTTATAATAGGTATCCAGAACACAACTATGTTTATGATAAATTATGGGTATGTAAAACCCAAGGTATAAAAGGAGGAACCTTAGAAGATTTACTTGACAATAGATATAAAATAGATAAATATCCTATATTTATTAAACCTAGATGGGGACATAAAAGTGCTTCTAGTAAAAACTGTTATAAAATTAAAACTTATGAAGAATTGAAAAAGTATAAAAATATTCCTGAAATGATGTGGTCAGAATTTATTGATGATACGGAAGGAATGACCGATTTTATGGTTCATAATGGAACAATCGTACATCAAATAACCTATAAATATTCGGAAACCCAGCACGGAGTTGTAGCAGATGATTGGAAATATATATCTCCTAATAATCAACCACCAGAAAAAATTATAAACTGGATGAATAATCATATGAAAGGATTCACTGGTATTTGCAATGTTCAATATAGAGGTACTGTTATCATAGAAGTAGCATTAAGATGTTCTAGAGGTGGTGCATACATTTTAAATACTAAAAATAAGCAACTTATTAAATGTATTAACGAATTGTGCGACCATGGAACGTGGGACTATGATAACACTAAAGATTTCGATTTTGAACCTTTCTATAGCTTTAAGTGTTTTACGACAATGCCGATTGTTTATTTATATCCTCAACATATACTTGATTTAACTATGAAATTAAGCGAATCTTTAGAGTTTTATGAATACTATTTTGAACCATCTGGAAAAGACGGAATGGTTTTTTTACAATTTTTACACAATGATTTTAATACAGGAACAAAATTAAAATCGGCTATAGAATATATTTTTTCTTTTACCCAAATTATCTTTTTAATGCTTTTTTTTATTATTTTAATTTGTTATGCTTTTAAAATAAAAGATAGATTTAAAATACTTTTAATAATTATGATTTTATTTTCAACAAGATTTATTAACGCCATCTTTACAAACTATACACTTATAAAAACACAAAAATTAGTCCTTGTTGGATAATCTCGAGAGATTTAATTGTTAGTCCCATGGAATTTCATCATTTTTCATCGTATTACAATATTTTACATATTTCAGTAATAACCATAAATTATAACGCTTTTCATCTATTGTAGATAAACTATTTATCCTATTTAATTCTCTACCTATATATGTATTGTATTTCGCATGCCCTTTATAATGTAATCGTGTATCTGGATGTAAATTTAATACCGTCAGTCCTTCTTTTGTTGGCATAATTTTAATATTATAAGCCATATTTACATCATAACAAGTATCTTTTAAAACTTTATGGTTTTTAAATTGTTTTGGGATACAGTGATGATCTTGTACATATCCTGTATAATTCATTTGTTTTTTATATAACTTTCTATCTTTACTACCATATCTAAAACACATATCCGAATTATTAAATACACTAAAAAAACATACTGGTCGTATCTTTTTATAAAGAGGTATAAGAAAAAAAGGCAAATATCTCATTAATATTTGAATATATTAAATATTAACAGAAATAGTCTCCGGTTCGCTATTGTTAGGTTCTTTATTATCATAACGCATCGCATTAGCTATTGCTTCTATTGCTTGTTCTTTTGTTTTCCTATTGTCTTCATATACTAAATTTACTACATATAAACTAATTATAAATGTTAACGCTAACGATACAATATCAAACATATACTGTAATAAAGCCATCTTAAATAAAAGAGTGTCTGAAAGCTCATTTAAACAAGGTACTCCGTAAAATAAAATAGAACCCCATAAAATATATGAAAATTTTATACATCCTATGTAAATATTTGGTTGCAATATTATGAATAACCTATTTTCGTTTATTTTTGTCGTCAGTTTTATAAAAATAAAATTTGCAAACAATGAACTAAATAAATAAGACCATAAATCAGACATTTTACATATTTTTCTTTCCTCTATGTAATTAGTTTCTATTAAACCTTTTATAGAAAACGCATAATAAAATAAGATAAACAAAGCTAAAAAAGATCTGCCTGTTATAATTACTATTTTGTCGCATGGTATTTTTCCTTTTTTTTCTCTTTGAACTGCAACAGTTTCTTCTTTTCCGTCTAATGAAGTGTAGTTTGAATTTGACTCTTTCATTTCAATACTAAAATCACTAAATGACATATTTATATAAATTATATTTATTTCTTTATCATTATTTTTATATAACTTAAAATTGAAATGTAATAAACAGTTTTAATTAAAAATAAATAACCATGAATCTAGCACAACGAAAACTTACAAAAGCAGAATGGGAAGGAATTGAAATACCGGTTAGTTTAGATGAAAAAAAAATTTTAAACATGATAAAAAATGGATTTGAAAATATTTCTACTCGGTATAACGATACAAAATCTCTACAATCTTATATAAAAACAGAAAACGCCGAAGAACTGCAATCATATATGTTTGAAAAATACTTTTTAGAAACTATAAAAAAATTAAATAAAAAATATGATTTAGGCTTTGATATTACAAAATCTAAAAAAATAAAACTTAAAAAAAAAGATATTATTCGTATTGAAAATTTTGACAAATTTGTTGAAACAGAAAAAGAAAACATATTTGAATTTATTGTTATCAAACTTATTGAATCCATGCTTAAAAATTTATCAAAAAAACAAGATAAAACGGTCTTTTACTATTACACCATTTATAATTTAAATAAATTTGATATAGAAAATGTTAATAAAGTATTTAAAACATTTATTGATTTTATTATTTCAAAATATAAAGATTGTGTAAGTATTAAATTCTTGTTAGAAAACTCTAAACAAGTAATAGAAAACAATTCCTTTCTATGGAAATATTGTAATATATCTTTGTATAAACATCAAAAACAAATTTTCACCTTATTTAAATCTAATTCCACCCCAAAACTAGTACTATATACAGCACCTACAGCAACTGGTAAAACATTAACTCCCGTTGGACTAGCTGAGAAATATAAAATTATATTTGTATGCGCTGCTAGACATGTTGGGCTAGCTCTAGCAAAATCTGCAATATCCAGCGGAAGAAAAATAGCACTAGCCTTTAATTGTGGAGATGCAGAAGATATTCGTCTTCATTATGCAGCTGCTAAGGATTTTTCTAGAAATAAAAAAACTGGAAATATTAGAAAGGTAGATAACACTAATGGAGTTAATGTAGAAATTATCATATCAGATATTAAATCATATTTGCCTGCTATGTATTATATGCTTGCTTTTAATAGAAAAGAAAATATAATAACTTATTGGGATGAACCTACTATTACGATGGATTACAATTCACATTCTTTCCATGAAATTATTAAAAAAAACTGGTCGGAAAATATTGTACCAAATATAGTTCTTTCTTCTGCTACCTTACCAAGAGAAGACGAAATATATGAAACAATTTCCGATTATAAAGTAAGATTTTCTGGAGAAATACATAGCATATTGAGCGATGATTGTAAAAAAACTATTCCACTATTGAAAAATGACTGTAGTGTTTATTTACCACATTTATCTTTTGAAAATTACAAGGATATGCTTTCATGTGTTAAATACATACAAAGTAATAAAACCTTACTTAGATATTTTGATTTATCAGAAATAATTAGATTTATTACTTATGTATCAGATAAAAAATATATAAAAAGAAATACCTTATATGTAGAGAATTATTTCACAAATATTGACACGGTTAACATGTATGAGATTAAACTTTATTATTTATTGGTTCTTCAAAATATCATTCCAGAACACTGGCCCGATGTTTACAACTATTTTAAAACAAATGTAAATAAAATATACGACTCAAATATAAATATTGTATCAAGCGATTCATATACTTTAACGGACGGGCCTACTATATTTATGGCAAAAGACATTGAAAAAATAGCATTGTTTTATTTGAAATCTGCAAAAATACCTGAAAACATTATGCAAGGCCTGATAAAAGAGATAGAAATGAATACGTATTTAACAATTGAAATTAATAAATTAGAAAAAGATTATGACGACCTTGATATGAAAGAAAACGAAAAAGATAAAGACCGTGAAAATGTAAGAAACAAAAAAACATCCAATACTGGGAAAAAAATATCACCAGAAATGCGAGTTATTAAAGAACGTATAACTAGTTTAGTTTCACAAATAAAAGCAATTATGCTAGACCACGTTTATGTTCCAAATAAAGAAACACATCTAGAAAAATGGGCAAAAGGAAAAGATACTAAAAATGTCTTTTCGTCAAATATAAGCGAAGATACCATTATAAGAATAGCTAAATTAACAGACATTTCTACAAGCTGGAAAATTTTGCTTATTATGGGAATAGGTGTGTTTACGGACCACCCTAGCATCCCATATACTGAAATTATGAAAGAATTAGCCGACGCACAACAACTATTTATGATTCTTGCATCATCCGATTATATTTATGGTACAAATTATCAATTTTGTCATGGATATGTATCTAAAGATTTATCAGATATTACACAAGAGAAAACCATTCAAGCCATGGGAAGGATAGGTAGAAATAAAATGCAGCAGCAATATTCAGTTAGATTTAGAAATGATGATGTTATTAAACAACTTTTCGTTTATCAAAAAGATAGACCTGAAGTTAAAAATATGAATATTTTATTTAATTCGTAAATTAATTATTTCTTTAAAAAAGTATTTTAAGAAATAAAAAATATAAATTAAATGACTAAAACATATAGTACTCAAAATGGTTTATTAATGAATAATTTGTTAGAATTTTATAAAAATGAAACAAATCTTCACACCATGTTAAATATAATAAATGGAGAATCTAGAATATCATTAAGAATAGTAGATTGGTTTGCTACAAATTATGCTAAAAAAAATTTTACCGTATATATTATAGAAAAATCTAATGAAAACATTCGATTTAAGGTTTACACCGATTATAAATTAAAACTTAAGGCGTATTCTAAACGTAGGTTTGACCCTTTTTGTAGATGGGAAAGAATCAATATTCCTTATAAAAATAATACATTTATACAAACCACTATTGGTCAATTAAATTTTTTTAAATGGGCACTTGAAAATAAAGTAATCGAATACATAGAAGAAAATTATAGCATAATCGAACAAGATATGAATAAAAGAAATAGTACTTCTAAACGAAATTTAAATATAACTAACAATCAAACATCTAAAACTAGAAAAAAACGGGAAGAACTTTCAGTATCTGCTGTAAAAAGCATTAAAAAAGAAGAGGTTGAAATTATAGTTAGATTCGATTAAAATTATTGCATTATATATTATTTTATCCTATTATATATAATGTCTAATACATATCAAGTTAGAGAATGTATTGGAGGAACTGTAAACATTAGAACTATAACTAGAAATTATACTAGATATAATCCTCCAAATCCTTATACAAATAATACCTTTACAACGGAACAATTTAACATGCGTAGAAAAGCCGAAATTTTACAATATAAAAATATGACCGTAAGAGATAGTTCAAACACTTTAAACGCTAATTTTTCAAGACTTGTTAACGGTAAAAGATTTACAAACCGTGCAAGAACACAAGTGTGTGAAAATGTAAAACACCCTGCGTCTTCCTCAAATGTGCCTGGTAGAAAATTACTATTTTTTAATTCAAATGTACCGCTAACAAGATACGGACCTCCTTTAAGACAATTTTTAACTGATTAATTTGTTGATTTATGAAAATTTTTCACGAATTCTAATTCCTCTTTAAATTTATCAAATAATTCTTTATCCTCGTCAAAATCATACATGTGTTTCTCGCGATCTCCCCATTTAGGATAATCATTATAATCTTTTTTTAAAAACTTATTTATTTTATCTCTCCCCACGTCTGTAAAAAATTCTTGAAAAGTTAAAAACAATACATTTTCTTTGTTTGCTACCTTTGTCCAACTGTTGAATTGTTTTAACATTAGCTTTAATAAATTTTCATCGGAGAGATTTCCTGGATTCCCATTTGATAATTTTATTTGATTATCCTTCCAACAAACACTTCTTCTTCTCCTTTGAGAACAAAAAGCATCCCTAAAATCGATGTTGTACATGTAAATAATAGGTATATCTAAATCTACTGGTTCTGGACAATGACAAATTAATTTCTGCCAACAACGGGGACGCGTCGTTAATCCTTTTTTTTGTAAATATTCAACTAAAGTATTTGAACCTGACCCTCCACAACTAACCACTGCTACATCTAACTTCTCCTTTTTCGCAATTGCTGGTATATCCCTTAAATTATAAATAGGCATTATTATATATAATTATCATATATATATAATAATTATACAAACTAACTAATTTATATCCCAGTTTTCATAAATTTATTGGTAATAATAACTCTATTAAATATGTCAATATCTTCAACTATGATATTTTACAATAAGATTTTTTATTTGTTTTTCCAATTTTACATCAAAATCTATTTCTGTAGAGTTTAACCAATGATCAAGTTTATTATGCCAAAAAGGGTAATATATTACACATCTTTTATTATAAAATGCTGGCACAAATGAAAAGGAACTTTTAGATAATATTAAAATATCTGAGTGTATCATGAGATCATACACTTTATTAAGTGAAGTATCCAAATATAATTTAACATTATAATCAGTTATCTGTTCAAATTCATCAAATGATTCAAATGATTTTGATTCACTGCAAATGTTAATAACGATGTTTTTATTATTATATTTTTCTAAATGAATTAATATTTGTTTCAATATGTTTATATAATATTTGTTATAGAGATATCTTTTTTTTTGTTCAGGACCAACATCACCTCGTCTTATATGTACTGTAATTGTAAAATTATTATCATATTTATAATTGAAGTTTGATATAATTTTATCTCTGATTTTTTGTGTAAATATTATTGAATCTTTTTTTCTATATACATTAGGTAAAATGATTTTGTATGTAGAACCATCTATTATTTTATAATTATTCGTTATATTCAAATATTCCACTAATGTTTTGGTTTCACCGCTGTGTATCGGACATCCAATATATTTATAATTATTTTCTATACAATACGCTTTTGCAAATAACATGTCATGTATTTGCGCGCCTGATCTATCTCCTCTTCCAGGTGAACAATAATAAATTTCTGAACTGAATTCTTTGCCAACTTTCATATTATATAAGTATATTAACTTTTATTTCTTTTTGTTTTAATTTGTAATCTTTAACAGTAGCTGTTTTGGGAATATGGATAAATAATATAAATCTAAAATATTTTTCATCTTTTTCTTATAATTTATTTATGCGTCTAGAAATTATTGCAGATATCTTGTCATATAATATATATAATGAATAAAAAATTAATTTTTATTGAAAATGAAAATTTTATAGGAGAGAAAAAAAACATATTATACAATGGTTTATTAGCTAACATAAATGTTTTGATTATTAAAGACATTGAGTTGTGTGATTATATTTTTCTAGATAATAGAGATTTTAATAAAATAAAAAACTATAAAAGAGATTATTTAAAAAAACTTGTAATCATTGATTATAGTGACCGTGCTAATGATGTATTTAATACAGAATGTTTAAAATATTTTAAAAGAAGTATAGTTGATAAAAAGAATATGAAATTAATTGATTATAATAGAGAAATTATACCAATTTCATATTGTTTAAAACAGGAGGTATTACAATTCGAAAATTTATTTAAAATTGATAGACCTATTGATTTATCTGTATTTTTTCAACCAGGCGGTAATAATTATAGAAATAAAATGGCAGGTTTTATAAAAACAAATTTTACAGATTATAATATTTCGGTAGGTTTATGTGGTTATAGTGGAAAGACTGGAAGAAATACTATACAAAAACCTTATTATAAAAAGATGTTAAAATCAAAAATTGTAATAACTTGTAATCCTGATAACTGGGAAGGTGATTATAGAACTTGGGAGGCTTTATCTACAGGTGCATTGGTATTTGTTGATAATATGTTAACCCCAATAATAAACCCATTAATTAATGAAAAACACGTTATTTTTTATGATAGAAATAATCTTTTAGAACTTAAAAATAAAATATTGTTTTATTTAAATAATCTAGAATTAGCTAAAAAAATATCACAACAAGGTAATGAACATGCTTTAAAATACCATAAACCTTCTGATAGAATAGATGAGATATTATCTTATCTATAAAATAATTTTATCTCTTGGTACACTTAGAACATTATATTTATTTAATATATATGATTATACTTTTACGAGGTGATTTATTTAGAGGGTGTACTATAAAGACACAAGTTTTTGCATATAAAAGTATTATAACCCATGTTATTAAACCTTTGAATATAAAATGTAAGGATATTAATGTTATTATTGTAACTTATAAGAATCAATA